CGTAAAACCTCGTATATGTTCATGCTCTCACTCCGTACAGTCTAAATGTCCGCTCCATTCCGTACCGCGCAGCAGAAATAAAGTGGTCGTCTTTATCTGGATACCCGCTGATTACGTTTCCGTCTTTGTCTCGTTCGTATTCATAGTTGATAAACTCTTTATATGCCTCCGGCGTTCTCGCCGGGTCAATAACTATCCGGCGACATTGAAGCCATTTCATACCGTATTCAACACTACCGGGGCCTTTTATAGCGTTCCTTGCATCTAAGCCGCTTGCTCGTAAATCCGCAACGCTTTTCGGCTCTGCGCTGTCGCAAACGACAGGGAAGTCATCGTATCCGCGCTCTTTTATCCATGCGGCATTATCCGCATTGCTCGTCTTATTGCTCCGGTGTTCGTCGATGAAATACAACGTCTCATGCGCCACGTCATAATGCATACGCAGAAAGGCGAAAGGATCAGGATACCAGCCAAAGTCCACGCCCTGATATATCCGGTCAAATCGCGCTATCTCATCATCCGTGATCGTCCGCGCTGTGATGTTGTCAAATACGTTTCCGCCGTCGCCGTTCGGAATGCCGAGATATTCATGCTCGTATGCCGACGGATTAACCTCTTTCAGATGTTCTGCGTCGTTGAGAAACATCGTTCCGAGCCATTCGGCGGGAGCGTCCATATAGGTCGAGTGATGGACAATGCGGTTTTTGTCCGGCTCTAAAAGCTGCTGATTCACCCAGTTTGCGCGGCTCTTTGGGGGGTTGTACGATCCGAAGAAATAAGAATCTACACCGCCGCGGAGTACCGATTGCTTAACGCTTCGTTCTTCCGCAGCACCGGCGAGTTGGTCGCGTTCCTCTATCCAGAGAATCCCTATATACCCGAATGGAGGCTTTATGGATTTCAACTTCACCGGATCGTCGCAACCTCGAAAATAAATCTTTTGCCCGGTCTTCTTGATCGTGATCTCCGGCGGGTGGGTTTTGAAGTCAAACTCGTTAGAAAGCCCCATCTCGTTTATCGCCCATTGGATTTGAGAAAACACACTGTCCTTTAACGTGTTCGTCTGCTTTCGCACAACACAGGCGTGCATCATGGGGTTGTTTTTCAAAAGCTCCGTGAGCTTTTCCGATATATACGTCGATTTCAAGCCGCCGCGTCCGCCCTCAAAGATATAGTCCTTGTTCGGCTCGATCTGCCGGTTGATGTCAACAAACGCCTTGCCGATAAGGTCAGCGGGAATCCTGCACGGCTTATCCTCTGCCGCGGCGTCGTTTGTCCAGTTTTCCCACCGGTCAACGGCTCTGTCGTCGCCGCTTATCGCCTTGCCGTATACGCCAGCGACAATGGCGGCATTACATGTCATATCCTCGTCGTCTATTGCAAGCCCTGTCCGCTGAATCTGCCCTTTCAGCTTTTCCGGCGCGGGCTGCTGCGCTATCGACTTTGCGAGGCTTGCAAGGCTCTTGTTAGCCCTCTTGGTCTCGCCTGAGGCTATGCCGCCCTTTCGTCCATTTCTCGCGGCTTTCTCGCGGCTTTGATTCGCCGTGAACGCGTTCTTTTTTAAGTTCTCGTCCTGTTTGGGATTGCGTGGCATGCCCTCCCTCCCTTGAAAATGAAAAAGCCGCGTAATGCGGCTTTGCTGTTATTTTTTGTACTTGTACCACGGCGATTTCTTTGTCGCCGCGTCTATGTTTCTATCTTCCCACCATTTAAGGTCTTTTTGCGCTTCTTTTGTCCTGCCGTTGAGAAGGTGTCTTGTCACGCTGTATACAAGATCGTAATACAAGCGGTCTTGACTGTACCGGGAATCGGCATAACGAATGTAAGCATCGGTAGCCCCGTAAAGTGCTTTCGTCGTTTCCGGCTTTGCCGTTATCTCGCCGTCTTTTATCGCTTTGTAAATCGTTCCCGCTTCTTTTCGGGTGATTTGTCCGTGTTTATACGGTGTGTATTCTACTTTATCGCGCTTCGGAGAAATCCCGCTTGACACCCCACGCCCGCCCATTTTGTCACACCCTTCGTAAAATAAAATTCGCCGTTCTGAATTATCAAAACGGCGATTGCTATTAAATTAAATAAAATGGCAAGCGGGCGGATTTCAACCGCCATCTCCGCTTTCGCGGCGTTTTCACTCGTAAACTACTACTTGCCGCTTCTATTATTCCACACGCTTTTTACCCTGTCAACCAGCTTCTTTTCTTTTGCGCTCAGTTTCTTGGTTCCATGTTCATCATGGATGTAACCGTAGTGTGTATGCTCTTTTTCGCTCTTGCCATCGATAAAGTGCGGTTGCCCATTAAGGTCAATCGTTTTATATCGTTTGTTCTCTTTGTCGTAAAAAGAAATAAATTTTATTACATCCAGCCTGTTAACCGTAACGTATATGCGTCTTCTCGTCTGCGTCTCAAGCGGAGCTGTTGCACTGCCGGAAAGCTGGTATTTTACAAACTTAATGTTTCCATCCTGCAATATCGTTTTGTACTCGCTGCCGTATGGGTGCTTTCCTGTGCCGCTTGCTGCACCTCTACCACCCATTATTTTTTCCTCTTTTTTCGTTCAACCGCAATGTATAACCTTGTTGCGCCGTTCTCGGCAAACCTCACGTCGTACCCACCCGGATAAGTTTTCGCCAGTCGTTTTATCTGGTTCAAGTCCGACGGCGATAGTGTTCTTGTGTCAATATTAAAGCCCTTGCGGTTGTCAAAATATGTATCTCTCGCCGGTGTCAAATCAATGCCGGTTTGCTTTTTTACGTACTCAATGTACGCACTCTGCACCTTATCGCCGTAAGTCGGGAGTTTTCTTTGTGTCTCTTCCTTTTCATTCTTCTCATATCCATAATTGTCGAGTGACTTCATATTCTGCAAAAGGCTTTTTATACTGCCGTTTTTCCGCCCTGTTGGTGCACCCGAAATCCCGCTGCTTGCTCCACGTCCGCCCATCAGCTTTTCCCTCCGAATCTCTCCGTGTTATGATTCGCAATGTAACTAACACTACACGGGAATTTATATCCTATATCGCCGCCATAACATACGACGTGCGACGGCCTCAACCGCTTTATTGCCTCATCCATACCCGCGAACCATATACCACCGGCGTTTTTATCACGCTTAACGCCTATCGTACTAACGGAAATTACACCGCCCGGCTCTATGCCGTCGAAGCAAAAATCAAAACTCCGTTCATCTGCCCATTGCAGCGTTGGTATAACCGTTATGCCCGCGTCCTGCATGATCTGCCCGACCAGCCGGGAGCGATACACGTTCCATATCTGCATGGCAAGCGGCATGTCCAGATAAAGCGAAAAGTCCGGCGTGAGAACACAATCGAACACACCGAGCTTGTCAATGTACTTGTCCGGCGTTGTCCACACTCTTTCAAACTGGTAATCGTCGATATAGAAGTGTATGCCTTTGTCGTAGTCGTCGCTCGTGAGCATATAGTTAAAAGAGATCAAATCCTCCGGTATGTGGTCTGTTGCTTTCAATGTTGGCATGTCCCACTTGCCAGCGGCGCGTTCCGCGTCATAATCGCGCAGATTCATTTTACTGTACGTCTTCTCTCGTTCGTCGCCGTAATAGCCGTCGTCCTCTTCTTCCTCCGGCTCATCGGCATAGCCGAGAAAACCTAGGTCAAGGCCCGGAAGCTCCAAGGACAGCATATTCTTGTCAAAACCGCTGTCCATCGTGGTCTTGTTGTGGGCGATGGTATACTCCCGGCGCTGCTTGTCGGTCAGATGGTCGAGCCGTATGCACGGCGCTTCTTTTATCCCCATCTGCCGCAGGGCTTCAAATCTCCCATGGCCCTCTACAATAGTGTTAGATTTGCCCCATACAGCGATAGGGTCGTTCATCCCATACCGAGCGATGGATTCCTTGATCTCGTCGATCTGCTCTTGCGGATGCTCTTTTGTGTTGTTGGCATACGGCTTTATCTCGTCCAGCCGCAGGGTGATTACTTCCATCTCCGCCGCCCCCTCCGCTGCGTACGGCTTTCCCGCCTTTCGGCTTCGCCCAAAACAAAAAGCCACGCTTTGGCGCTCGGTGATCGTCCGGCGTCTCTGCGTGGCTTTGGATGTTACTATTATACCACGGATTTTTGAAAAGTTACTGTCTCGAAACTTCCATCAGATTGCCGCAGAGCTGTACCGGGCGGCGCAGTAGTTTTCCAGCGCCCGCATTGCTCGCTTCCATACCGTCGCTTCCTCGGCTATGGCAAGCTCTTGGCACAGCCGTTCCGCGCCTCTCTTCTGTCTGTCGATGTACAACACTTCAAGGATTCGCTGTTCCTCGTCTGTCAGCGTGGCAAGGGCTTTTTTCGTCAGCCGCACCTCCGATTCTGCAATGCGGAGATTGTCAGAAAGAAGATCGATCAGGCAAATGCTGTTGTTCATGCGTTCCTCGTACGACGTGCCGCCGCCCTGCACTGGGGCCGTCCCCGTGGATGCGCTCTTGATGGAGGTCATGCGCTCGCGCTCCATGTTGATCTCCTCCGGTATGGACAATATCGCCGCCTCATTCTTCCGGAGGTTGAAGAGGTCAGCCTTGCATTTCATTTTCCATAGTTCGTTCACTTTATCACCTCGTCATTCAATGTTAAACACGCTGTGCCGCGTTTTCGGATTTTACGCGCATCTTTTCATGCCTCCCACGAAACGCTTAACTTTGCCATGCTCACGGGGCCGAGAACGGAGAATACAAGGTTCAGCGCATCTGTGATCGTGGTATTCTCGAAGCAGAGGCTTCCGCTCTTTGGAGTGCCCCCCCTATTCTGTACCGGCGGAGCGTCAGGGGCTTTGACCTCCTCCGGCGGTTCTTCGTCTTCCGGCGCGGACGGTTTTGTTTCCGTCGGCGCTTCTACCGGGTCGGCTTTCGGCTCTTCGGCGCAAAAGGCGCGGAATCCTCCGTTGTTGGTGTTCGCCCATCCTCCGCGATGCGGAAACTTAATTCCGAGCTTCTTTGTTTCCAAGCCAACCGAATTAACGGACACGCCAAACATAACGGCAAGGTCTTTCTGCATCACACCAAAACGTTTTTGCAAATTCTCTATGTACTCCCGGCGCACATCGTCCGGGAGCAGTTTAAATTCTTTCCACCGCATGGGTCGATTTAGAGCGTATGTTTTTATTTCGCCGTTCATGGCTTCACGCTCCTTTCTTGTAAGATAGTCGGACGGGAAGATGACTTTCCCGCCCTTTCCGGCGTGGGTGCGCTTATTATGTATGCCACGCGCCGTTCGCTTCTTCTCTGCGCAGTCAGTAATGAAAACGTACTTTTCATCGTTCACAGTTAAAGCTCTCCATAACGTTCGATTTGATATTTCTCACCATCTATAGTGTATATCGTTAAAGTCTCACATATCACCGGGGGAGACGATACAGGAACGGAAACTGTGACCCCGTATTTTGTCCCGCAATACTCACACACGCTCCCGGTGATCGGAGCTCCACAGTTCAGGCAGTTTGTCAAACCTCCCACCCGAACTCGTCCTTTATAGCGTCTTTGACCATCCAGACGTTGAGATTACCGCTTCCGACGCTCTCCCGGATGTTCGCCACCTCCGCCGACAGCTTGTTCACGTCCTCCTGCGTGGGGTGGAAGCAGGACATCCACGCCCAGACGAAGATCGTCATGGCAATGGACACGGCCTTGTGCATGGATACGTCTTTCGGCTTGCGTTTAGATTTGCTGCTCATCGGTTCTCCTTTCTCCGTAGGCACAAAAGAAGTCATTTTCTACCCACGATCCGATATTGTAAGGGCACCAGACCATTCCCGGTTGCTCGTCCTCGTGGTGTTTGCAATCCTCGCACCGCACCACGGGAACACGGTTTTCAAGCTCGTTCTTTACCGATTCCCACGCAAGGACAATCGGCATATGTTCCCGGTCTACCGTGTTGTGCGTGTGCGGCGGGATAACCTCATCAAGCGTTTTTATTGCATTTTCAAGCGTCATCGTTTTCTTTCCTTTCTCCGTACGCGCAGAAGAAGTTCTCGTTTGTCATGTTGCGTTCTGCTCTGTGGAAGTTAAGAAGTGCTTCGCACATGCCGTCTCTTCGCAGGTCATCGTTGAACTTCTGCCAATTCGCACAGTTTTTGCAACGAATCACCGGCTCATACCCCAACTGCACCGCCATGCGCTTAAACTGGCTGCGGGTGGGGCGGTCAATATCGACCGTCGGAATCTTTTTCATTTCCTCGATTACGAGATCGGAAACGTATATTCCGTTCTGCGGGCTTTCTGCATCAATCAGTCTCATTCCTCGATCACCTCAAGGCCGTAGGCTACCGCCGCGTCATGCTCAATGCGGCAACCTCTCGCATCTTGCCAGCCCTTACAAAAATAGGCAGCATGGCAAAGACTCATGTTTTCCAGAGACTTTGCGAGGAAGCAAAGCGGAATCTGAACAACGCCGCGCTCCGTCATTTTCTCCGCGCTGTACCACTCGTCCGTGAACAGCGTGTTCACGACCTCATATCCGCGCCGTTCCAGCTCGGCGATGGCGTGGTCGCGCGCGGATATGATTTCCTGTTCCGTTCGTCCCGCCATCGGCTGGGACAGCATAGCTTTCTTTTTCATTTTTCTTTTCCTCCTTCGTATTTGGCGAGCAGCATATTGAGATTGCGCAGTCCTCGCATTGTGACAGCATCGGCTTCGTAGAGAGCGTCGCGCAAGGCGAGGATTTTGGACACGTGAACAGCGGCAACGGTGGGCGCATCCTCTATCAGTTTTCGGGCTTTCCCCGGCTCTCCTTCGTGCTACCGGTCGTATTCAGCAAGCAGAGCGTCGGCATCAATTAGTCTTGCCATTCACTACATCCCCCATTCAACCGCCACACACAGCGGGGACACTTGCCGTAGCAGGGTTTATGCATCGCTGTCACCCCATTCGTTTTCTTCGATTTGAACTACAGTCCCGCTCCGCAGATTGGACGTGCCGATGCATTCTGCGGAAAGCGTGTAATGGTCGTCGTGGTTTAGCAGCAGCGACAGGGTTGCCCCTATGGTGTTATCCGGCAATTCAAACGTTATTTTCATCCGGTTCGTCATCCTTTCTCTGATAGCAATTCAGCATCGGGTCTATCGGATCGCAGAAGCAGCAGGGCTTTCCGTCCGCAGCGCTCGGCGGGTAGTGGATGCAGGATTCACAGTCGTTCATTCCGAACCTCAACAAATCCAAGTACCGTGTCCACAATCGCCTTATCAATTCGCGCCTGCAAACTGCATCTGTTTTCGCAAACAACAGGCATTTCAGATAGGGACTTGTTATAATAGGCTGTCTTACGGACGACCCACTTACCGTCCCAAAAATCAATAGAATATCCGCTGGATTTCGCCGCCTCCATCTTTGCCGACTTTGCAGTGCCAGTTTTCACAAAGTAGCTTTCTCGCGTTACCCACGGATTCTTGTATATCGTCATTCCGCACCGTCCATTTTTGCGCCGCAGTTGGGGCAGTATCGCATTTTTAGGTTCATAAAATCCATGGCCTTAACGTCTCCTTGCCCGCATTCGGAGCATTCATAATCGCCGTATTTCTTATTCAACGCCCACCGCCCATGCCGTACTGGCGCAACGGGGGCAGCAGGAATCCCTTCAACAAAGCACTTCAATGCGACAATTTCAGGCTTCCAAATCGTATCCATGCAAGCGTCCAGATGGTTAGTCACCGTCGCTCGCTTTATGTATTCATCCATCGTTTTCTCCTTTCGGTGCTTCATTCCGCACCGTCCATCTTTGCCCCGCAGTTGGGGCAGTAGTTCGGAACGATTCCAACGGTAGGATATTTCTCGCCGCAAATACTGCAAGTTGCTGTCTCCCAAAACCCGCCTTGTTTATCTGCCCACCACCCATGCCATACAGGAGCAACGTCGGCGGCGGGAATTTCATAGAGCGCGTTTCTTGTCGCTTCATAGTTGCCGTAAGAAAGCTGCACCGCTCTTATTGCTTCGTGCCGTGAAATGTATTCATCCATTATCTGCATCTCCTTTCGGCGGTTCGGGAAGCGGCATCCAGTGAGTAACAGCGCAATCGACCGGGCTGTTGTAAATATCGTCCGGCGTGAACTGTCGATTTTCCCACCATCCTTCCGGAACAAAATAATCGTCATTTTCTTCGCTGTACGTCCCGTAGTTTTCCAGCTCGTACCAATTCCAGATACTGTCTTGCGTCAATACTGTTCCGTCCTCGTAGATTGCAGGGCAGACAAAACGGTATCCGTTTCTACTACAGGTGACCAAAACTTGGGTTTCAGCCTTTGGCAATCTTTCCTTTACGCTTATCCATTGCGGGACGGAGACGGCGGTAGGAATTGAAAGCAATCTTCGGACATCCCTTGACGTGTGACCATCCCAAGGCTTTCCTTTGTCCAATTCCTTGCACTGAAACAGATCCCAGTCTTTCAATTCATAGTGATATGTATAACACCCTTCGTCTGTGTCGAACCCCATAATGAACCACCCCCCGCCGAAAGGAACGCTGCCGTCCTCATGCCGCTTGCTTTTCCATGCATGCGGATTATTTTTGGCAAGAGCAGCAGACAAAATGAGCCTTTGTTCATACAAGTCTGCGAAGGTGTGGTATCCATCTGAGCTTTTTTCAACATCAACGGCGGGAAGCGTCATGATGGTCTGTACGTTTTTTGCGCTGCACCCGTCCTGCATCAATCGCATAACCGCCGCTTCGCGTTCGATGCATTCAGCCATTGTCATCGCCTCCGAACTTCATAAAGCAGCCCCAAAAGGTGCCCATCTTTTTACCGGAGTGGTGGCCAAACAGCGGACGTTCTCCGATAGCGTCCCACACTTTTGCAGCCGGGATCTCGTGTTCGCTCCACTTAAAGATCAGTACCCCATCCGGTTTTAAAACGCGCATACACTCCTTGAATCCGTCATGAAGCATCTGTGGCCAATCCTTGCCGAGCTTCCCGTATTTCTTGAATGTCCAGCTATTTTCACCGACATGAGACAGATGCGGTGGATCAAACACGACAAGCGAAAATGAGTTGTTTGGGAACGGAAGGTCCGTAAAGTCCGCCACCACATCGGGATGTACGATGCATTTTCTTTCGCTGTCATGCTGAGTTGATTTCCAAATGCCAGTATATTCCTCGTCTCTTCGGTCACAATAGACAGCCGCAGGATGCTGCTTGTCAAACCAGATCGTTCGGCTTCCACAAGTTACATCGAGAATTTTCTTATCCATTGTCATCGCCTCCGTCCGTCCGCACTTCTTTTTCAAGCGTTGCGTCAATAACTTCAATGGCGTCGAGAATGCCGCAGCTAACGCTTTTGTCGAGGTCGAATATAGCGCCCTCGATGAAGCCTAACATGCGCTGAATCGTTGAAAAGTCTTTGTGTGTCATGGCGTTTTCTCCTTATAGTTGTCTTTCATTCCGTGATTTCTCCGGCAGCAGGAGCACTTCTGGTGACGCTCGCCGAGCCATTTGCAGTTGCCGCAGGAAAGCGCGTCCTCTTCGAGCATCCGCAGCCAGTCACAGTCTGCCGGTTCGCAAGGATCGTCTGGGTAGAGCTCGTTGCATAATTCGCAGATAATCGTCCGCGCTGTTTTAGTTTTCGTGTATTCAGCCATTGTCAGCCCTCCTATTCCATGCTTCGATTGCTTTTTCCGGCGTAGAGAAAAGCCGTGTTTGCTGATGAGAAAAACAGAGGGCGTTGTCGCAAATCACTCGATATTTTTTGATGTGCTCAATCAAGCCGTCATCGGCTGCTACTGCGGCGGGCAGATCGCAAAAAACAATCTCCCTGATGTACGGGATACCGCCGCAGAATGGGCAATGTTTAAGTTTCTCCATTGTCATCGCTCCAATCAATCGCCTGTCCGCATCGGAAACAGTAGTTGCCGCTTCCCTTGATTCCGGCAATATCAGATGCGCACACCGCACAGTAGTGCCAGTATATGGGCTTCTTCGGAATCTGCTTTTCGACGGCTTTTTTTGCCAGTTCTAAAGTTTCCAAAGACAAATCAGGTACTTCATCGCCGAACGCTTTACTTGCTTCTTTGTAAGTCATGTAATCAGCTCCTTTTCGTATTTGCAGAATGTCATGTCGCAGTCCTTCCTGTCCGCGCACACGCTGCATCCGTGTCGGCGGGCAAAGTCGGCAAAGTCGCTCTTCGGCGTCTTTTTGTCGCATCCGCAGGAGGTTTTCTTTCCTTTCCGCAAATCATGTCCGTATGCGGTTATCTCACGACCGCAGTCACAGCGGCAGTCAAAGACCGGGTGGCTCAGCGCCATCGTTGCATTTTCGTTGCGGCGAAGAACGACCAGCTTCCCGAACCTCTGCCCGTCAAGGTTGATGCGCTTTGAGCCTTTCGGCCCGCAGCCGCAGGACTTCCTTTTTCCGCGCAGCAGATTGGCTGTTTGGTAAATTACATCCTGTCCGCACTCGCACCGGCAAAGCCAGCTTGCCGTTTTGACGGGTGAAACAACCGTCAGCATCCCGAACACTTGTCCGGTAAGGTCAATTCGTTTCATCCGAGCCTCCGCTTGGCGTATAAGGCCATCAAAAGCGCCTCCGCCATCCCGTCATGCTCCTTGCGGCAGCCCGGCGGAATCAAGTTCACACCGGGGAAGAGCCGCTTGCAGACCTCTATGGACGTGTTCTTGTCCGCCGTGACGGAAAATTCCTTCTTCCACTTCTGAGGGCGGACGAGCTCATAGGGGATCTCGTAGGCTTCGAGCATCCCTTGCAGCCAGCCGAAGCCCTCGCCGAAGTGGAACATGGACACGCTTCCGTTTTTCGGCATCACGCCGACGTGCTCCAAGCAGCACACCGCCTTTTCCCCGCGCAGATCGGACAGGACGCAGCGGTATGTGTCTCGGTCATACCGGAACGTCTGGACTTCTTCCCTGTTCAGAATGGCAAGTCCGCCGTTCTTGCCGGGGTCTATGCCGATGTAAATCATCGGGTATCACCTCCCCATTGTTCGGCCATTGCCTCCGCAAGGCCGGTATATGTTTTCGAGCGCTCTTTTGAATGGTTGCTTCCGAGCCACCAGATTCTCGCTCTCTCTCCTTCTCGGGAAGCGTCATCATGCGTTCATAAACATTTTCCGTCTCTTGCAGCAGAGGGAGATTTTTCAGCCACAACGCAGTCTTTTTCTGTTCCGGATGGCCGAATTGCCAGGGATTGACGATCTGATCGGGCTTGCGATATAACGAACTCATCACGCAGATAGGATTTTCTATCGCGATCTTCTCTACATCCGCTTCGGCAAATTTCAGAAAAAACGCGGCCGCTTCGTATTTCAGGCTAAGAGGTTTGTCTCCACTTTTGAACCATCGCATTCCGGACACTGCAAGGTGTGTGCAAGGCGGGTGCGCGATCAGCAAGTCCCATCGGCCTATATCGTGCATTTCCCCATCCATTGTGGTCACTTGCCCGCCCTCTATGGCCTTTAGCGCGTCGCCGAGAATGTGCCATTCGGGATGTCCGCCGGACGGCTCCTGAATGTCACAGCTATAGGCTTCATGGCCGCGCTTGCGGAAAGCAATACATACCCTCTGCGATTCTTCGCAGGCAATCAGGACTTTCATCGGTTAACCATCCCCTTTCAGAATTTCGTTTGCAAGCTGCCGTTTTTCTCGTCCCCTTTCGGCTCGCAGATCACCGCCCTTGCAGCGGAACTGCGGCGCTTCCCCGTTCAGGCGGGAGAAAATGCGCTGATATGTCAGATTGTCCGTCGGCTGGGTGATGTCAATGTTCGTCGTGATGATCGTAGGCAGGCGCGATCTCATGCGGTCGTCGATGATCTGAAACATCTTTTCTGCGGCGTATTCCGTGTTGCGCTCTGCGCCGAAATCATCCAGCACCACAAGCTCAAACGTCGCCAGCCGATTGCGGATGATGTCAGCCTCGTCAAACATCCGGTCGAGCAGATTGACCGTTGAGACCATCCAGACGCGATATCCCCGATCTAAAAGCTCGTTGGCGATACTCGCCGCAGCGTAGGTCTTGCCGCATCCGACAGCGCCGGAGAGCGTGAACGACAGGCCGTTTTCCAGAATGTCCGTCCAGCGGTGGATGAACTTCTCGGCGAAGAACATGGACGGGTTACCCGTGGAGTTGTCAAAGGTCATGCCCTCGTATCCGCGCAGCCACTCTGCCCGGCGTTCCTCGTTGAGCTTCCGGAAAGCGTCCTCGGCGGTCTGCTTCCGCGCCTCCGCACCGCACCGGCAGAGGCAGCGGACGATGATCTCTTTTCCTCCGACATCAATGGCGCATTCTTTCTGCTCGCCGCATTTGCCGCAATGGAGAAGGCCGTCGGCGGCGATGTAATCCTCCGGCATGGCGGGGTTGTTTCGTTTCGCGCGTTCGGCAATGCTGCCGATAACGTCTTCTGTCAGCATGGCAAATCCTCCATTGCGTCATAGTCCGGTGTCGCAAAGCGGCTGGTTGGTTTGTGCTCGTCCTTGAGCGGGAAAACACCCTGCCAACCGCGCTGGATGCTCTGGTTGAGTATGGCGATCTTCTTCTCGTCATTGCCGGGTGCGAGCTTTTCCAGTTCGGAAAGCGTGAGAGCAAGGGCGCGGTCGGTAAGCGGTTTGCGCATCTTTTTCCGCATTTCGGCAAAATCGTTCAAAGCAACATCCAGCGCGGACACGCGCGGTTTCTCTTCTTTACTTTCCTTTACTCTTCTTTCCTCTACTTTACTTTGTTTGGGAATGTTCGCATTTTCGGGAAAAATGTTTACATTTTTCGCTCGAATGTCAACATTTGGGCAAAGAAGGGCGACATTAACCAGAAGTATGTTTTCATCGACTTCGAGAACCTTACGGCGGCTGACTGCCTCGAAGTACCGTTTCTGAATCCCTCGGGATGTCAATACGTGGTACTTGTCATATTTCTCTCTGTCGAACATACCTCTTCTGATAGAAGCCTCTACTATTTCGGAAACGACGTTCCCACCCAACCCGACCTTGCGGGCGAACAAAAGCGCAACCTCCGTTGTCCATTCAATGTAATAACCCGCCTTGCCGTAAATCTCTTGCAGCAGGCGAACGATCACACCAAATCCTGTCAAGCCGTATTCTGCTTCTATCAGGTCAAACTTCTCATCCAAAATGACATCGAGCGGAAAGTAGTCAATTCCGCTCTTTGCCATCGTTTACTCCTCGTGCGGCGAAAGCCAGACCGAAACTTTGTATTTTGCAAGGATCCTCGCCAGCGTGTCCATCTCTTCCGGCGACATGTCATTCAGCCGGATCAAATTTGTCTCCATGGGGTCTGCGTCGAAAAGGTTGTCGCAGTCCGTGATAAAAACGTCGTATACCATTATTTTCTCTCCTTAAAACGGAAGCTGTCCGTCATCTTCCGATTCGGGGATCTCCGAAAATCCCTGCTCCGGGGCAGCGCCGCCAGATTCGGAAGAACGCTTGCTTTCGCAGAACTCGTGCCGGTCAACGATGATATCCGTTGTGTACCGCTTCACGCCGTCCTTTTCGTAGCTTCCGGTCTGGATGCGCCCCTCGACGGCGATCTTCATTCCCTTTCGGAGATAGTTCCCGGCAAACTCCGCCGACTTCCCAAAGGCGGTACAGTTCAGGAAATCCGCTTCCGGCTGTCCCTCGGCCTTTATATTCCGATCAACGGCCAGACGGTAGGAGGCAACCGATTTGCCGGAATTTGTCTGCCGAATGTCCGGGTCAGCGGTAAGCCGACCGATAAGGATTACTTTATTCATGGATTTCACCGCCGTCCTTTACTTCTCCGGTTTCCTCGTCAACCTCGGCGAACTCGGCATCAAAGACCGTTTCATTCGGCACAGAATACATATCGTCCGAAAGCCCTTTCTTGATGACCTCGTCCTGTACCGCCGCTTTGACAAACTCAGATTTCAGCGGCGCGTATTTGAGGACACGCTTCAAAACAGTCTTTTTCGCCATCTCTTCAAAATTCGTTTTCCACGGGGAAAAGCTGCTGCTGTAAGCCTTGCTGTACTTTGCGGCGTGCTGCCGCACATCTTCCATACTCATAACTTCAAAGCCATAGCCGCCGCTTTTGGTCTTGAAAACGGCATAGACCTTGACAGGCTCGCCCCGGTTGCTGTCAGCCGGTTTGTGCGTAAGCTTCGGCTCAAGGCCATATTCGCATTCAAATTCATCGTTGGCATAAACAACGTGCGCCTGAATGACTTCCACTTCGCCGGAACGGTACGCAAGATCAATAAGCCCTTTGTAGCCAAGCTGGAACTGTGCTTCCAGCGTCCCCTTGTTGTTGTAGGGCAGGACATAAGCCTGTCCGAGCGGCGTGTTTACTTCAAGACCGAGCTGGGCGCTGGTCATCATCGCGCCGAGAAAGCTTGCCGGTGTGCAGCTTCCGAGCTTCGGATTGACGGAGATCGCCGAAAGGACAATGCGCGTGAAGCGCTCCGGCGTGATGACGGACGGCAGAGCCTTTGCAATCTCGCCTTCCATGCTCTTGATGTACTGCTGCATCGTCTTTTTTTCCGGTGCTTTCATATCAACCGACTGACGCTGAATAATGTTTGCCATTGTTTTATGCTCCCTTCATTTCTGTCACCCGGAATGTCCGGGCGGATGTTTCTTTGTAGTATCCGGTCAGATCAAGACCGGGATTTTCCTTTGCAAATTTCTTGCTGTCGAACGTGCGCCGTGTGCTGGATTTCCACGAAACGCGGTAGCCGTCACACTCGCCGCCGCCAGCGTCGCCCATGAAGGACTTGATCCTGTTTGCGGCTTCGTCCCGCAAGGTTTCCAACTCGGCAATCTGCTTGTCAAGGTCTATGTACTGCAAAAGCGCCGGGAGCTTCAAAGTCAAATCAACGGTGTCTTCGCTGCTTTCCGCAAAGATCGTCTTTATGGCGTCTGTGGTAGCCCGTGAGCCGTCCGCAACGGGCGGCGTGCGATTTTTCACCAGCTCCCAAAAGTCCGCTTCTGCGCCCATCAGAGCGGCGATCTCGGCTTCGTCGCGCTCAATGGTGAACCATTGGAAATCGCGGTTGCCGATCAGGACGGCCAGATACCAGCGCTGTTTTCCGGTCATTGCGATGTAGTGAACGCACTGGCAGTAGTAATTTGCCGGATACTCGCCGCCCTTGAACTTCTTCATATTCAGCTCGGATGTTGTTTTGATTTCCAGTCCGGCGTCCTCGCCGACGATCTCGCGGTCAATATTGGCAATAGCAAACGGATAATCGCTGTTTAAGAAGCTCTGGTTGCACTTGCGAACCTTCTTGCCGGTCTCGGCGGCGAACTTCTGTGCGACAAATTCTTCAAGGTATGTTCCGACTTCCGTTGCCAGATTCCCGGAAAAGCCGGGGATCTGGCCGGTCTTTTCCGCCCACAGCGCATAGGGCGAAGAAAACGGATTCAGACCAACAACCGCCGCCGCGTCGCTGCCGCCTATGTACTGGCCGCGCAGCTTCAGCCATTCTTCGCGGCTTGCCGTTTTGACTTTCGTGATGCTCATTTTGCTGCTTCCTTGACCTCCGCGAGCTTCTGCCGGAGATCGGCAAGCTCGGCGCGCAGGGCGATATTCTCCGTGCGCATCTTCCAGTAGTCATCCACGAGACGCGCCGCGTCGTTCTTTCCTGCTCTTTCTACGAGCTCGCGGTATTCCGCAACGGTGATTCCGACGGTAAACATTGCCGTGCTCTCTCCGGTCTTTTCGTCGACGACGAAGCCGGTGTCAAATTCGTTTTTGTAGTAAGCCATTGACATTATTCAAGTTCCTTTCCATCAAAAATTTCGTTTAATGCTTTGATCTCTTCTTTGTCAAAATTGCAGATTAAAAGCTCGTGGAAGCGGTCGCGGAGTTTCTGGGCGCAGTCGTCGCAGTAGAGTTTCTCGGCGTACCGCCCGCACAAGGGGCATTTATTTCCCCATTCGATACGGTCAGACCCGCAGGTCGGGCAGCGCTCCCAGCCGTACCCTTCATCGGCGTAAACGACGGGGTAGAATCCGTCCTCGCCGCAGTCACGGCAGCGGCACGTTCTGGACACTTGACAGCCATCCTTCCTGCGTGGTATCATGCGGGTAATGGTTGTTTTTTCTTTTGAGAGCGTCGTCGGTGTCATCTCCACCGGCGGCGCTTTCGCCTTTTTCCGCCCATGTGGTGGAACATTCAGACTGCGCGAGCCATGCCAGCACGAGGGATTCAAGAAACGTCTGCATGGACGCGATGCCGTTTCTCTCAAGCGCCCGTTTAACGCGCTGTGCGGTGCTTTCGGTCAGGCGGCACTGCAACCGTATGGGCTTAACGCGGCGCGGTCTGCGGGGCTTCTGCTGCGTAACTGTGTCATAAATCTCCTGCGCTCTGGCGCAGAACTTCACGCCGTAGTCGTTCGTGTGCAGCGCCATGCTCACCGTGCCCTTATTGGCTTTCGGGAACTCTTCCCGGAGGGCGGCGGCGATGGCCGTGTAACGTGTGTCGTTCAATGCCGTCCTCCTCTCTGCATGATCGCCGTGTCCGGCATTTGAAGCCAGCGGCAGCAGTCATCGGCGAGGCTCGAAAATCCGTAAACGGCGAAGATGCCCTCGATGACGGCGAAGCCGAGACCGTTATATTTTCCGAATTTCCAGACGAAGAAGATCACAAGCGCCAGAAGCGTCATGATCGCGGTGGTGGCGAAGGTTGCCTTTGCTTTTGTCATGGTTGTTTTCCCTACTTTCTGCGGCGATGCGCCGCTTTTTGTACTCTCTTTGTGATGTCGATCGTGTAATCGGCGATCGGGTGCAGCTTTGTCCGCGCTTCCCGCCGAGCTTCGCATCCGGCCTTGAACTCTGCGTACCGGTGGCAGGATGCATGACAGCCGACGAAGCGCTCGGCGCAGTCCTTACACGGGGCGATCATGCGGTTTTCTGCTGGTAGGCGCGGATCGCGTCCATGACCGGGGAAAGCTCCTGCAAGGTTTCGTACTTCCGCTGAAACGCCGTCATTTCCTTTTCGGCGCTTGCGAGCAGCTCAGCCAGCATGGCGGCGTCGTCTATGACAACGCTGATCGGGTGGTAGTCGCTGCGCACGTGGACAAAAGCGCGGGTGTCGCGCGGCTCTTCTTCTTTATCCTCGGAAATCACAAGAGCGCGGATGATGTCACCGGCCTGGTGAACGCGGTACTTCTCGGCGGCTATGGCGTCGTTCCACTCAAAGCAGCCGTGCAGGGGTGCGGATACGTCGCGGCTTTCCTCTACAACGTCCGCCGGGTCGAGCTTGCCGTGCTTCCGGTAAAGCCGCTCGAGCTCTTCACCGGCGGTCTGCGCCGATACCGGCGCGACCGGGATTTTCCATTGATAGACCATGTTGTTTCTCCTTTCAAAATTGCCTGCCTTGCCATGCACGGCCTCTCCGTTCCACAGCTGACCCCGACTAACCACGCCTGCCTTGCCATGCGGAACCGTGCCGGAACTCAACCAGACACGCCTTGCCTGCCGTGCCGAACACTTCCATGTCTAGCCACAACGCAACTTGACATGCCACGCCTGCCGTGCCGAACCCAGCATAGCCACAACGTGCCATGCCTTGCAAAACACTGCCGCGCCTGCCTCGTTTACTCGACGTGGAATGAACCGTAAACGCCGCCCTTTTCGGCTCGCCATTCGCCGATGCCGCAGGCGAAACCGCCCATATTTATCATGTTGATGAGCTGTTCGAGAGAAAGGACAGCGGCGTTATAGCGAACGGTAAACGACGACCACCATTCCGGGAACTCGCCGCGATAGCGAATATCCGCCACGCCCATACCGACGCGCACCATATCCTCACGCATGACCGGCTCGCCGTGGATCTCCACAAACTCGCCGAGGATATGAAACGCGCCGTTCATGGAAACCATGTTCTTTGTGATTCCGGCGCGGTACGCCGCAGCGACCGCCGCCGCCTTGACCGCTGTAGACGGGAAGCCGAACCGCGCTCCATCTTCCAGCGCTGCGGCAAAGCCATCCGGGGTCTTGTTTTCCGGCTCACCGTCGAGCCAGTACATAGAGCAAATGAAGTCGGCGAACGGGTCTTTCGCGTCGTGTCCTTTGCTCTTCGCCTTTTTCATCTGCTTGTCGAGGATTTCCTTTTTGGCCTTTTCCGACCACTTGTGCATGATGAGCGGACTATCGCCGACGATCTTCACCGTTGCGGTGCGGATGTCCAATGCGGGGATCGTGATCACCTGCTCATTGGTTGTTTTGGTTGCCATTCCTGTTATCTCCTTTTACGTTTTGATTCCCTTGGTTATGGCCGTGATGGCTTTGTCCTTCTCGGCCAGCGCCTCTGGGTGCTTGTGGATGTAATTCCGCAGAAGCTCGCCCCAGAGGGTGTCGCGCTGCTCCTGCGTGATTTCCCGTGCTTTGACTGCCCCAGTGTTTCGGTTGATGACGATGGGCATTTTATTCTTCCTCCTTCTTCTCGGATTTGATGCCGTCGAGCTTGCTATTCAAACAGTTGCGGATATAATCCGCGCCGTCGGTCGGTTGTTACCGCTCGATATCGAGCACCTTTGCAATCGCGTTGGCAATCTTGTCATTCTCGCGGTTGCCCGCCATGAATGCGTTGATCGTGCTGACGGAGTATCCCGTCATCTTGGCAATGTCGCCATTGGTAAGCCGCCGCAATTTCTTCTGCTCGGCGATCTTACCGCGGAAAAGCTCGTAAATTTCCATCACCCCCTTGTGTGCGTTTTGTAAAAAACATTGACTTTTTGCGGCAAAAAGATTATTGTGAAAGTGCCAGCAATCACAATACGGTTTTGCAGCTTTTTCGGAAATCCTTTCCGTTAGGGCTTGGTTTTTTGTTGCCTTTTTTGTCCAATGGATTTTACAATTAGCAGTATAACTCTAATTTCGGATTTAATCAATGGGTAAAATTCCGATTTTAGAGTTTTTGGCGTATTAAACAAAAAGCAGCCCCGCAATTAGCGGAGCTGCACAAAGGGGATAATATCAATGATTCCAATACGTGCCAAAAGAATTTTGAAGGAACTTCGAGATGAGGAAAGCGGCTCTTTGTCTATCGCCGAGCTTGAGACGCGGACGGGGTTTTCGTATCAGAAAGTGCGGAACTTGTGCGACTGTCTGATTGATATGGGTCTCGTTCTGCGCGGCACGCCAAAGGCTTATACATCGGATTATGTTGTTATCACCGCCAAAGGAAGATATAGACCTATTTATATTTTCAATGCCGGAGCGGATTTTCTCGCAAGGAGCGTCGTTGTCCCGATTCTTGTTTCTGTTGCGGCGGCGATCATTGTTCTGTTAGTTCAGAGCGCGTAAGGGTTGTTAATATAGATTTCGTCCGGGTCGATTATAAAACGGCTGGTTCCGTATGTGTGCTCGGCGTAGTTGCTGACTGTCCACTCGGATTTCTCAAAATCCTTGCAATCTACATCCTTCCGGCAAGCGATAGCAAAGGCGCGTCTTTTATAAACGTACACGAAACAATGTTTGCAGCCGGTACACTCAATGCCCTTTAACGGTAGCATTCCTTTTTCCGTCGCTTCTTTTATTGCCTTGTTAAATGTTTTTTCCGTTTCGAGAGAAACTGTAAGCTCGTTCAGTTTTTCTTTCAGCTCCGAATTTTCCCTTTCAAGCTGATTTCTCGTTTTCATCGTCGTATCATCCTTTCGTTATTTGTGAGGTTTTTATGAATCTGCCAAAAGACCATTTGCCGAAGTCGGATAACCCGAAGCTGCAAGCCTATCTCAAGAGATTTGATCCGAAATATCCGGAGAACGTAAAGAAAGAAAAGGAGCGCCGGGCAGAGAAGCGGCGTAAATGGTGGAGCGAGAATTGGATATCCTTCTCAAGCCTTCTCGTTGCGCTTACGTCATTAGGAATTTCGATAATAGCACTATCAAAGTGAGAATGTTCGTTACAAGTGTTGCGATAAGCAGGCGTTTATCCCCTTTCATCGTCGTATCCTCCTTTTATTTCGACGGCTTGAAATACTGCGTCCCCTCGGATGGGAGGTGGGAAAATCAAGAGATTCTATACAGATTCGTTTGCCGAGGCGATCTCGCTCATCGCCAAAGGCTGGAAGCTGGATAGTGTCGCTTATTTCGTCAACGGCGACGGGATAAGCATCATCCTATCTAAGTAACCTAATCCAAGCGATTTTATATCCCCCGCAAACTTCGGGGATGCAGTATTTCAAGCCGACCTGTTTTTGTAAGTCCATTATAACTCCGATTTCGGAGTTTGTTAAGAGGTGTTCTTTATGTTTATTGATGTTCTCGAAAGTCTTTGTAAAGCCAACAACACAAACATTACAGCCGTATGTAAAGAACTCGGAATTAGCACATCAAAGCCAACTGCTTGGAGAAAAGGTTCGTCGCCTAATTCAAAATATGTAATTATGTTTGCTCAGCATTTTAAAGTATCAACAGATTTTCTCCTTGAGATGGATGGCCAAGAGATTTCTCCGGAGAAAGCCGAAATGCTTAGCCTTGTATATGCGTTGTCTGATGATAAAATTCCAGCTCTTCGTCAGATAGCAGGAGCAGTACTCTCCTTGTGAACTCTGCAAACTGTTCCTCCGTCATTTGGCAAATCATTTCTATAAGCTCCTTTCGCTCTTCTTCCATTTCGACCTCCTTATTTTATTGCCTTTCGACAAATTTAGCCTTGATTCTATCGATGAAAAGCGTTATTCTAAACATATCCACAGCAAAAATTAAAGGAAAGGGAATAACACTATGAAAAATGGGAAAATGGTCGTATGCAAGTGCTGCGGCGCAGAAATCGCAAAGAGCGCTAAGGTATGCCCTAATTGCGGAGCGCGGCGCGGTCGTAAGTGGTGGCAGATAGTTCTTGGAATTATTATTTTGGTTTCTGGCATTGGGACGTTGGCCGGGTCGTTCGGCGATTATACGGCATCGTCTCCGAGCACAACGGCGAAGCCAGACACTACGATTTCAATGTCTGAATTTGAGCGTATCGAAACCGGAATGACATACGACGAGGTTGTTGAGATTGTTGGGATAGACGGCGAACTCTCTACCTCCGTCGATATGTTCGGGGACGAACTGAAAACGGAAATGTACGTCTGGCGCGGGAACGGATCAATCGGCTCCAACGCGAACGTTACATTTCAAGGCGGTACGGTTATTGCGAAATCACAGGTAGGGCTTAAATAAATCGCCCCGGCATTGGCGGCAACCTCTGCCGGGGCTTTGGGTAAGGTGGTAAACCGACACGTCTGCCACGTCTCAAGCGTACCCCGTTCTGTTTGTAAAGTCCATGTTGTAAATCACAAATCAGGAGGAAAATTCAAGAACCGTTCCCAAAACTGCTGGGAAATCCAACAACTGAATGGAGATGTAAAAAAAGTGTCCGCGCTCACAGACCTACAGCCTTACTTAGATGATTATCCCACCAAAATTCGCAAGGCGAAAAATGCCAGCGGCTTTACCCTGCAAGAGTTGTCCGACCTGTCCGGCGTCCCCTACAACAACATCTGCGACACAAATGCAGGGCGGGTCAAGCACCCGCTCCTTTTTTATGCCGCTGCAACGTGTAAGGTTTTGAATCTGTCACTGAATGAGCTTGTCGGCTTGGATGAGCAGCCGGACACGCAGTATGTCCATGAGCTGGAATTGGAGAACGTGCGGTTATCCGGCGAAGTAAAGCACCTGCAAGAAATGAACGCGGGGATGAAAAAGCAGGTGGAAACGCACACAAGGACGATTTATATGCTTATAGGCGTATGCAGCATTCTTTTGTGCGCCGTTGTATGGTACGTCATATTTGACATTCAGATAGATACCGCCGGTATTTTCCGCTCGGCTGGGACAAGCATTTTTGCGGGCGTCCTCGCCCTGATACTGAACGCCTCCGTCGCAACCATCATTTACGCGTTCAAAAGCATTCACAAGTGGAGAAAGAAATGAGACTGACACACGGAGCGTACATTCTTGCTCGCTTCTCAACCGACAATCAAGAGGTGGACAGCATCGACGTGCAGGTGCAGAAGTGCCGCGAGTGGTGCGCACGGGAGCACCTTTCTGTACTGGACGTGTTCGCGGATGAAGCTACATCCGGCATGAAGAACACAAGACCGGAGTATTCCCGCATGATGCGGCAGCTCGCCGAGGGCGGCGCGGACACGGTTGTGATCTATGACCAATCTCGAATGTTCCGCAAGCTGACGGCGTGGTTTCAATTCAGAGAACAGATGGCGTGCTACGGCGTGCGCGTCGTTGCCGTGACGCAGCCGATCATCGGCGGCGACCTGCGCGATCCGATGACGTTTCTATCCGAGGGCAGCATGGCGTTGATGAATCAGATGTGGGTGCTTCAAACGCGGCAGAAGGTCATCGAAAAGATGCGTTACATGGCGGAGCAGGGCAAGCACACGGGCGGAAAGCCGCCGCTGGGGTACGACGTAAATGACGAGCGCCTTGTCATCAACGAGGATGAAGCAGATACAGTACGGGAGATATTCCGGCAGTACGCTGATGGGAAATCGTATCGGGAAATAATAAAATGGCTGAACGATTCCGGGAAGCGCACAAAGCGCGGCGGATGCTTCGGAACGAACAGCCTGCATGACCTGTTGAAAAATGAGAAGTATATCGGGAATATCGTGTACGGCAGGAGCGAGCGCCGACCGGACGGTACGCGAAATTCGCATTCTTTTTCAATCAGAACAATGCGGATGGAGAACGCCGTCCCGCCAATCATCAACCGTGAAACGTGGGAAAGGGTGCAGAAAAAGATGGAAGATAACCGACGTGTGCAGGCTGGCAGGCCGCCGAAGGCACGAGAATACCCGCTCAAGGGGAAAGTGTTCTGCCGAGAATGTAAAAGCGCCATGACGATCGTCAGCTCGAAAAAGACGTATTACTACTACGCCTGTTCCGGGAAAAAGCGAACAGGGCAATGTGATAACCCGCAGATCGGCGCAGGAGAGCTGGAAAACATCGTCGCTGATGCTATACGCGAAATCCTGGGAAATCCTGGAAACATAGAAAACATTATCAGCATTATCCGGGAAGAGAAAAACGAAATAATCAACGTCGCCACACAGCGGATGCAAATTCTTCTCGCCCGAAGGATGGAAATCAACCGGCAGCTCGAAGCGGGAACAAATGCGATTCTTGCTGGGCTGCACAGCCAGACATTGAAAACGAAGATGCAGGAGCTTGAAGAAGAGCTTGCGGAAATTGACCAGCAAATGACAACGCTGAAACACAGCGCCGATGGTACGCAGATACCAGAGTATCGCCTTAGGGCGTTGTTAAACGCCGCAGGAGACGATGTAAACGCGCTTTTGTCGTTGGTAATGCGCGTGGAAGTCGGCAAAGACAAAATCGTTGTATGGACGCTTCTGGACGCAGACCCTAACGGACATTTTGACTTTTCCGAAGATGGAATAAACATTGACTTACAGCCGGTAGACCGAGGGGACGAAAATTCAGGGTGTCCCCTCACCGGTACCACGAATTTCCATAACTTTTCCATCGTAGGCGGGCTACTAAGATTCAGCATACCGCGAAAGAAACGCTGGGGTTGATCCCCGGCGTTTTCTTTTTGAAAAATTTTCTTTTTCCAAAACTTCTTATTGACATGTCACCAAATTGGTGGTAGTATAATAAGCGTAAGGAAGAAAAACACAGATGGGCAAAGCCCCGGAAAGGAACAAAAAATGAAATTTGAAATCATCGACAACCGCGAGTTCGACCTCACCGGCAAAGGTTACAAATGGTCGAACGATCCGATGCAGTTCGACCGCGAAGTTCTCGACGACATCCGCCGCACCCGCGGCGAGAATTACGCCGACAGCCTGAGCGACGATCTTTTCGACGGTTATTCCCCGATCTGCCGCGGCGACGACGGCGAGCTCTATTCCGTTCTCTTTGACTTTGGCGGCGACGCTCCGCGCCCGGTGTTCTGGTGCAAGGTGGCAGTCAATGAGTGAGATCAAGGCGCTGCGTGAATCGACCGGGCTCACGCAGCGCGCCTTTGCAGATTTGCTCGGAATCCCGAAACGAAGTATCGAAAACTGGGAGAGCGGTGTTTCCAAGCCGCCGGAGTACGTCGTCCGGCTGATTGCATTTTACATCGCGAACAAGGAAAAGGAGGGCTGAAAGGCCCTCCTTTTTGCTTTGCTCACTCAACGATACACTCGAAATACCGCACGAGCTTATCTTCGTCCGCGTCCTTATCGCAAAGGAACGCTTCGGCAAGGTCGGCGTAGAACTCCGTGTTGTTGACGTTGAATTTCTTTGCAACCTTGAAGTAGTCCGAGTACAGCATGTTCATGGCTACATAGAACTCCATCGGATCACAGTCTATTTTCTTCTGCTCAAGAAGATTCTTGGTCTGCTCGTAGCTCCAATGCGCGCCCCTACTACCGTCCTCATTCTCAAGGCCGTGCATCCACTCGTCCGCCATTTCGCGGGTCATGCGGTCGTACCCTCCGGCATAGCCGCGGTCATACTCTCCGCCGTAGCTCTCGCCCATGCGCGGCTCGTAGGAGAATCCGATTCGGCGGCGGTCGTCGTAGTAGTCCGTGTATTCGTCGCGGTAGTCATTGCGCGGGGCATAGCGCCCGTTGTTGTAATGCTCGCGGCCTCGGCTGTCGCGGTATCTGTCCTGCGGCTCATAGTCACGATTGTTCTGTGTCTGGTAGTCTCGGATGCGTCTGATTCTGTCCGCTCTCATGTCGTCGCTCCTGTCTCCGCGTTAATGGCGGTAAGATCATTGCTCGGCGAGCAGCACGGTTTCCCGATCATTCGGAAGGTGCCGCCCGTGGCATTTGTGACCACAATCGTGCTGTACTTCGTCCGCGTCCGCACACCACACGCAGTCACGGGGGCGCAGCAACGATTCGTCAGCGGGAACGGCGCCGTTCCCGCGCCAATGGTGAACACGACCGGCGCGTTAATCGTCGCCGTCGTTGGGATGCTCTGCGCCAGAACGATGCAGTATTTTTCTCCGTTGGAGTAGTTGCCATCTGGAAGATTGACAACCAGATTCCCGCCGGTAAACGTGATCGACTGGCTAAGGATCAGCCTTTTGCAAAGCTGACATACAGGTTTGCAAGCCATTTTTAACTCCTTTCAGGGGCGGGATGTCCCGCCCCGATCACATTTTCAGCACCCGCAACAGGTGTTCTGGTTGCAGCAGTAAGGGTTCTGCACCTGATACGCGGGAACGGGGGACGGGCGCAGCGCGTTAATGAGCGTCGCGTTCTGGGCGCTCTGGGACGCGGCCAGACGCAGCGCCTGATTATCCGCTTCAAGGCTCTGAATCTTGCTCTGCGTGAGGAAATCGAGGATAGCGCGGGTTCCGGCGTTCTGGTTGTCCGTGATGTCACGGGCAACATTCTGGATGGTGTTCCGGGTATCGCACGCCTGCGTCGCCATGTCATAGCGAACCTGTGCGATAGCCTGCCGATTCTCGCAGCAGCAGTTCTGGTTCTGCATCTGCATGGCGTTGAGCTGCTGCATGAGCGCCGCCTGCTGATTGCATCGGGCAAGCTCCGCCGCAGAGAATCCGCTCGTCACGGCCTGCGTCACACCGGCAAAGCCGTTAAGCATTCCGGTGTTCATCGCGTAAAAGCCGTCACAAACGCCATTGTTCACCGCGTCGATCTTGCGCTCAATGTTCGCAAAGTCAGAGGTAAGAACATAGCCATCGACTACACCGCCGGAATTGCCGCCGCCAAAGCCGTAGCCGCCGTTCCCCCAGCCGAAAATCAGCGCAAAGATGATGATTGCCCACCAACCGTCACCGCCGAACATCCCGCCGCGGTTGGAATTTCCGTCGCCCTGTCCGGCGAGGAATCCGCTCATAAAATCGTCTGCCATAGAAAAAACTCCTATCAGTTTATTTACATCCGGGCGCGCGCCTCCCGTCTGCATTCGAGAAGCGGCTTTTTGTCAAGATGCCGTAAACTGATAGGAGAGTGTTTATTTAAGCCCTAATCCTCGGGCGATTTCGTCCACGGTCGTTCCGCGTTCCTTCGCCATATTCTCCGCCATCTGCCGGAGCTGGTCGGGCGTCTTGCCCTGTACCATCTTTAATGCCTGTTGCGCTCGCGGATCACGTCCCGCCATCTGCTGTATTAGCGTCATCGGGTTTCCGCCGGTACGGGCGAGGTTAATCAAGTTGAAAATCGGATTATTCATCATCGTCTTCTACCCTCCGGCGCTTTTTCGCGGTCAGCTCCGCCCGTAGCGCGTCAAGGTCGGCTTTTGTGGCGTACTCTACCGCTGGGGCTTGTTCCGGGGTGAACAGTTTGAAATCAAAGAAATCCGATGCGCCAGTCTGCTGGTTGAAGCGTTTCAGGTAGATCATTCCGTGCCCGATGTCCGGCATAACGACGCCGAGAGAAAAGTAGTCCGTGCTCGTGGCAATAGCCTCTTCGCGGCTCGTGACCGGCTTGCAGACGTATCCGGGAGCAATCTGCTGCATGGGCTGCGGTCTCTGATATCCGCCGTAAAACTGCTGTGGCTGTTGGTAGTAGTTTTCCATTGCTTCACGTCCTTTCTGCACCCATTGTCGCATAAAAAAAGAGGGCTAACCCATCGGTTAGCCCTCAATAATCCATCAATAATCCATCATTCGATTGCAGCGGCGATCTTGTCCTTGATCGCCCGTATACGGCGCTCGACTTTCTCTGTGCCGTACAGTTCCGTGTCCGTCTGCATGGCAAAGGAGATTTGCAAAACGCTCATGCCCTTTGCCCGCAGGCGGAAGATTTTTAATTCTTCGTCGGTAAAGCCGCAGTCCCGCTCAAACTGTTCGCGTAGCTCGCGCGGGAATTGCAGCTTAATCTTTGTCCCCGGCGTTGTTAAACTCCGTAGGAGGCTCTCTGTCGTCATTGGCTACACTCTCCATGTATGCTTCAAAAAGTGTCTCTGCGAGGCTTTCAGACGCCTCGACGCCATTGATGCGGCAGAACGTTTTTACGGATTCTTTCATCTTTCCGTAGTGTCGGTTTACAAGGCTTTAAATTTCCCGTCAGGCGGCGTTGAACTTGTCGTTCATTTCCTTAACGGCAGCTTCGAGGAGAACTTTCAGCTCGTCTTCCGTGGTCTTGATGCCTTTCTGGTCGAGCATGGAGGCAGCAACGGCCATGGCACGGGAGAGCTTCTCGTCACCGTGGATATCCTTATACACCTGTTCAATGTACGCAACGGTAGTTGCCGCTACCTTGCGCTTGGTATCGGTGTTGACGTACTTTTCGTACAGCTTCGCGGCGTAAGACGCGGCAATGCCGCAGATGGCGAGGATGATGTACTTGATGATTTCCATGCCGTAGGTGGTGATAATCTCGTTCATTGCAAATTCTCCTTACTTCAAAAAATCGTTTTTCTTGAGATGCCCGGCGTAGACGCAGTTAAGATGCTGGATGGTGTTTGCGGCGCGGTTGTTTTCGTATAGCGGGTGACCGGAGCAGTAGTCCTCGTATCGATCAACGTCACGAAGAACGTCAGCCCAATGCTCGGCGGTGTGAAGAACACCCTGCCGCACCTCATCGCCGAAGCGGAGGATGCGGCTTCGCGCCTCATCAGCGCGGCACGCGGCGTCGTCCTCGATGTGCTTTACGAGCTTACTGTCGAGAGCGTCCAGCCGCTTCACGATCTCACTGTTATTCTTACGGTTGGCGAGGATCAGCGAGAAGATGCCAGCAACGGCAGCCCCGCCGCATGCGGTGATGATTGCCTTTATGATTTCCATTTTCTTCTCCTACTTTACTCCGAGGATACGGTTCACTTCGTCCTGCACGGCTTTCGTGAACCATGCGGCAAGCGCGTCCTTGCGTGCCTGCCCGTTTCCCCATTTACCGGCGATGACTTCTCGTGCCGTTTTGGTGACAAACGGGTCAACCGTCGCCTCGGCGGGCTTCTCCGGTTCTGGCTGCGGCGTCGGCGCTGGCGTCGGTTCAGGTGCGGGCTGCGGCTCTGCGCCGTCCGCCTTGCTCGCAAAGTCGGGAATGCCGAATCCGCGGATAAAGCGGGCGTTCACGGCGAGCGTGCGCGTCTTGACGGCGTTGTCGCAGTTGCCCTCGATGATGGTCATCGTCTGACCGTCACAGGCAGTCACGATGCCGACATGGTCGGGCTGGCCTGCGTTGTCGCCGACGCCGCTGTCCTGCCAGTCATAGAAAATGATGTCGCCCGGAGATGGGGCGTAGGCGTCATTTTCCACCCAGCGCCCGAGCTCTTGATAGAGCCGCACCATGCCGGGGCAGCCGCACTCGGTCGGCATGATATCCCGCAAACCGCACTGCAAGGACACGGTGGACACGAACGCCGCGCACCACGGCCACGTCGCCTGCATCCGCGTGCCGCGCGGCAGCGGGCTCTGCGCGTTGTAAATTTCAAGCATTTCGTAATGCCTGTCGCTGAGCTCGCGCGTCCCCAGCCATGCTTCGGCTGTAGAGACGACCTTCTGTCTTAATTCTTTCTCTGTCATTTCCATGTCCCTCCGACCTTGATTTTTGCCACGGCGCCTTTCCAGACGCCGCCGACCTTGACCTTGATCTGCGCGGGTCTCCATACACCGCCGACCTTCAAAAAAACTGTCAAGCCGAGCAGCGCAGGTGCGGTAAATGTCGCGGTTTGAACGGCGACCGCGGCGTCAACACCGCCGACATTTGCGGTGATCGTTACGCCTTCTCCGGCTTCACCGACGAAATAGAACGTTGTTGTTCCTTTTGATACGCCAAAGGACGTGTCTTCCGTGCCTGTGACGCCGCCGATGTCACACCGGAGCTTCCATTTTGCTGGCGGGTAATAAGTGCCGTAGCTGCCGTTGCCGCTCGTCAGCTCGGCTTTAACAGCAAACTGCCTGCCGTTCAGACGGGCGATGTAGAGCTTTCCGGAAAGGCTCCAATGGTTCGATACTCCCGAAACGCTTTTTTCCTGCTCCCACGCGCTGCCGCTTGGGAGCTCCGGTGCCGTTGTGCTCCATGCCATTCAGCTCACCTCAATTCGCGTACATGAGATAGATATCCCCGTCGTTGCCGAGCTCTGCGCCCGGCTCCGTCGTTCCGGCGTAAATGTGCCGCACCTGATCGGCGGCAAGGCCGAACTTTGTATACGGGATATCGTTTGCGAGATTGGTTTCGCCTACAGCGCCGGCAGCGGAAGACAGCGCGCCAAGATTTGCCCGCGCCGCGTCCGCCGTCGTTGCGCCAGTGCCGCCGGAAGCAACGGGAATAGTCGATACGGAAGAGATAGCGCCGGTGCCATTTGCCTTGAGGAAGCCGTTAGACGAACCGAACAGTGCCGAGCGGATTTTTGACACGATGTTAGACCAAGGGGTTTTCCGGTTCAGCGATACGGAAACATCATAGAACGGGAAATAGTCCCCGTCCGCAAGCGTCGCTTCTGAGGCAAGATCTTTTGTCGCCGCCTGTTTCGCTTCAATCGCATCGGGGATCGTAGTTTCATCGTCTGCGCTAACGGGGATATCGTCGCCGGTTAACGTCACATTGCCGGAGGCGTCCGGCGATTTCGTGTTCACTGTCACAACAGAGCCGGAGCCGTTCATGCCGTTATAAACGGAGAATGTGGTAAACTCCCCATTGTCGAACGTGATTTTGTATGTGTCCGTTGTTCCGGCGGCGTGTGTGCCGCTTTGCAGCGTGATGGACGCTATACCGTTGCCGTTCTTTACGTTGAACGTAGAGGTCGTTCCGTCCGTAAGCGTAACGGTGTAGGTGTCCGTCAAGCCGCTCGTTCCGGTTTTGGCAATGCTCTTGATGGACGATCCGTTTGTCACGGTAAAGTTTGTGCTTGTGTTATCCGAGAACGAGATTTTGTAAGTGTCCACAAGGCCGGACGTGCTGATTTTTGCAACACTTGTGATTGCCCGACCATCCGTTCCCTTATCGCCCTTTGCGCCGGTCGCGCCGCGTACAGAGGTCGTCTTTACCTCCGTATCGTCAGCCATGATGAACGTCAGGGTATAGTCATCGTTCAGGGTAATGCTTTTGATGCCGCCATGACCGTCAAGCGCCGTTGCAAGGTCGTTGATAAGCACCTGTCCGGTCAGGGACTTTGCCTGTCCTGCCTGTTCCATAACAAACAGGTCTGTCGTTGTTACGGTTGACGCTCTCGGAAGCTCGCCTACTGTTTTGTCAGCCAAGGTTTATCCCTCCTTTGTTTCCGCCGCCATCAATTTCTCAATAAGCAGCTTGATATAAACGAGCTTCTCGAAATTCTCCCATCCATCGACGCGGAGAGTACCGAGAAGCTCCTTGATTTTGTTAAGCTCGTTCATTCTTCCTCCCCGGCAAAAAGCCGACGAAGAGTTACGCGTATACCATCGTCCTGTATTGCTATTCCCAAAAGTTTGACAAACCCGGTATATTCGTAAATTTCTCCGTTATTATCGTATTGTATTGTTTCGAGATTGCCCTTTTGGGAGAAGAAATCCGCAATCTCCATAACAGATGCGCCGCTGACAACAACGTGCATGTTCCCGGCAGTGCTTACGCCGAAAAAGGAACATTCAAAAGTTTTTCCGTTTGCAGTAATCATCAAGCCCTGCTTCCTCTCTTCAAAACAATGTGTTGAACGCCGCTTTTATCTGTGATCGTGTCCCAAAAAGAATAGTAATTTTGGAAAACCAACGTTCCTGCTTTCACGTAGCCTGCCTTTGCATAACCGATACTTAACGCTCCGGTTGAAAAGTCGCTAAAATCATATCCGTTTGCTAAACCTGTATTTATCCAGTTGTTTGTGTTGGCAGAGGTTATTGTCCCGCCGCCTATCTGACCGCCGGATATGTATCCCGCATACTCCCCATTTTGCGTGCCGGTTTGAATGCGATTTGCAAACACATTCCCGGTAAACGTTCCGTCCGTTGCATACAGTTGCCCGTAGCTGTTTACGCGGAATTTCCCGCCGCCGAGAGCGATGCCATCTGTACCGATATAAACGCCGTTCACCGTGCCATAGAGAGAGGACAGCGCGTTATAAATGGCGTTCTCCGTGATGGTGAAACCCTTGTTCTTACTTCCAATAAATCCGGACGTTGCCGTTATCTTGCCGGTGATGTCCACACCGTCTTTCGTCGCCCTGAACACTTCCTGCCCTGAGCTTTCCAGCACAAACCCGTCCGCCGTCAGAGACCAACCAAAAGAGGCGGAATTGCCGCCGGTCTGCGTCACTCTCGCGGCAATCTCCTGCGCGTGTAGTTCCAAAGCCGCCCGCATTTCCGCTTCGCTCGTTTCTCTGGCCGTGACCTCCGCCTGAATGCTCGCGGCGTTAACTCTAAGGCTTGCCCTCGTCTCGGCAAACTGCCGGGTGGTCTTCCGGTCGGTCGGGGATTTATATGGATACTCATGGTCAACCGCGTTCTCCTGCGGTGCGGCGATACGCGCCGCCATCAGCGTTGAGAAATTCGTTTCGTTGACATATATGCCGGAAAAAACGCCGTTGATGGTAACGCCGTCACCCAACTCTGCCGCAGGGTCGAGCTTTGCCCATTCCGTGTCATACGGACGATAGACAAACTCCCCGATGCTCTCTAAGATGTCGTTTGCCATCTGTTGAGAACCCCACGGGCAGTCAAGCTCTAAGACGTTGTCCCCGCTCCCGGCCTCATAGAAGGAATCATCGTCCACGTTGATACGGACTTTTGTATACTTCGGGAGTTCGGGCGTCGTTGTATATCCTTTTGCGCTTCTTCCGATAAAAACCGATTCAGACAAGGATCCTGTCACCTCCGAACGTGAGGACATACCCGGCGGTATCCACGAGATAGTGTGTCTCGATGCCGATCTCATTCAGCCGGACAAGACGGAGCTTTCCATCGTCCGACATTATAAAGTTTCCGGCGTACATTGCCGCGATGTATCCGAGGATTTCCCTCATAGCGTAGCCGCCGGGATACTGGACAAGATACCCACGCTGCATGATGTCAAACGTGCGCGTATCGACCTCCACACCCATATGCCCAGCAATAAGGCTTACAACGTCAATGTCCGTTTTGGGCCATTCGCCGATGTTCCCATTCACGGGAAAATCGTTCTCGGCCTTTAACATAGCGTCGTATCCGTGGAATACGATCTCGTCCGTGCTCTCCCCGTCGGAGCGCGTATCGATATAAAACACGCCCTTTGGTATCCATTCGCTTTCCTTCGTGTCGTTCACGGCACGGATAAACGGCTTGATGGAGGACATTCTCTTGATCGTCGCCGTCGGCTTTACCATCGTGACATCGATTTCCGCGGCTACACAGCACCCGACCATCGGCTTGTCGTCCGTGAAAAGGTGCTGCGTGGTCTTGATCTCTTTGAGCATATTCCCGCCATAGCCGCCGGAATCGGAATCGTAGTAAATCCTCGTCCCGCCGAACGTGATATAGTCTGCGTGCTCATCGATCAAATAAAACTCGTCGCCGATGACGAGCTTGGTCTCGAACCAATGCGTACCGGCGACGATTTCCTTGTAGGTTGCGCTTGTGTTCTGCATGGCTATCTCTCCACAAGGGAGAGCGCATCAATGTTCCAGCGTTCTTTCCCATCACCGAAAGATGTATCGACCGTAGCCTTGCCTGTGCTGTTGTACATCGTCGTGACTTGCGTGCCCTTTAACCACGGGTTTGTGTATGTTACTTCTACATACTCCGGCATAAGCGCCGGTAGAACGATCTCGGCGTCTTTGGTGTACAGCGGCTTAAAAGTTGCATCAATGCGGAATTTCGTTGAGATCCTCGCCCGGTACATGGTGTAATCCATCGTGCGCCCCGCGTCCGAGCTGTCTCCGTCCTCGCGTGTCACGGTGTACCCGCCGCCGTCAAGATACGGAAGCATATCAACGCCGTTGACGATCAGTTTCATTTGCCGCGCCCCCTGTTCCGTTCCTCGGTGTAGGTGTACATGATCTCGCCGACCTTGCGCTTATCAAGGTAAACGTCGCTCGGTTTGATTTGTTCGTTGCCACGCGCCGTTAAACGGTCGAGAAGCGCGTCTAGCTTACTTTCCAACTCTGGGGATATACCATACCCATACCCGGAGGAAAACGCATTAGGCGGCACTACACCGCCCATAGCAACGGCGGGCATTTTCATGCTCAAACCGGCGAACTTATCCGTCATACGGTCAATGATGCCGTCCGCGACCATCGACACCCACCGTGTGTTTCTCTCAAGCGGAATGACGGCCTCCGAGCCATTTTCACCGGCAATAAACGGAGTGCCCTTTTTGACGATACCGCCCTTGGCGAGACGCGGAATAGATACAGAGCTTGCACGCCAGTTTATACCGCCGCCGCCGAAGAATTGCAAAACGCTGCTGAACGCCCCGACGAGGTTATTGAACATCGTAATAACGCTGTTTACAAATGCTTCCACAGTGCCAAGGATACTGTTGATAAGGGACGCGCCCCAGCGTTTGATTTCGACCCATACGTCGATCCACGCGCTCTTGATCTTTTCAAGCGCCGCCGACCAATCGCCGGTGGCGAAACCGTATACAACAGCGGCCAGCGTTTCAAAGATCGCTTTTATAAGTGACAATGCCGTGCGAATAGCGCCGACGATATTGTTAAAAGAATACTGAACGACGCCGTAAAGCAGAATGAATACTTGCGAAAGGACGTTGCCCTTTTCGGAAAGCGTTTTCAGCGCATTGTCGAACCACCCATTGACTATGCCGCTGATCTTGTCGAAAAACGCTGTGATGTCATCCCACCACCCGGACAGGAATGAACCGAGAGCAAGGAACGCTCCGATTGCAAGCGGTATCCATGATCCGGTGAGAAGGGCAAGACCGATACCGATTTTAAGAAACCCGGTTGACATCTCCGCGCACATGTCTTTCGTAAGGCTTCCGGTGTTGATGAAATTTTTAAAAGCATCAATCAAATCCAGAGTGCCGAAAAGAACCAGCGCAATACTCGCGGCAGTTTTCCCGAACGCAAGCCCGATAGCAAGTGCTGCTATCCCCTCCAACAGGTTTTTGATAAGCCCGAGGTTGTTCTTGATCTTGTCGCTGATGGCTACATCTTCGTACTTGATCCCGCTGCCGGAACCGCCCCCGCCGCCACCGGAGGACGAATCCTGCGCAATGGTCAGCGTATCAATGCCCATGAGCTGCTTTTTCATTTCCTTTGCAGCGCCAGCGCCGGAGGATAGATTGTCGCTCAACTTTCCCGTGTTGGTTATGGCCCGCTTGAATGTGCTTTTCCCACTAAGAGCCGCAAAGAACGCCGCGATAGCGTCCACAGCCTTTGTGATCCAGCCAATGAGCGTCTGCAATACCGGGATAACCGCAGTAAGAATTGGAGCAAACGCAGCGCCCCATGACGCCTTTAGCCCCTGCAAAGACGCTTTCAGTTCGTTAATGCTTTTCTTCGTCTCCGGGTCGTTCTCGGCATAAGCCCTAACCGCTTCAATGGTGTATTGCTTTAGCTTTCGGAAAAGAACAAACAGCGAGCGGATACCGATGCCGTATTTGAGCAGATTTTTTATGCCGCTTTTGATGGACTGCTGCGCCCCCTCCATCGCGGCCTTGATGTCAGCGCCTTTGGACGCATCGGTGATTGTCTGCGTCAGCTCCCCAGCTCTTTTTTTCTGTTCTTCCAGCTCCGCTGTCTGCTGTTTCAGTTTGTCAACGATTTTCGCGTCCTGCGCTTCAAGCCGCTGTGCGGCTTTCTCTTTCGCCGCGAGAATCTTTTCCTGCTCGGAAAGCTGCGCTTTGATTTCCGCCTGCCGCTGGGTCTCTTCGATCCATGTCTGCGGATCAGCATTGGCGTTAATTGCGGTTTTTGCCTCGCTCTCGGCCAATGAGGATTTCAGCTTTTCGACCTTATCATAAGCCTGCGCCGCCTCATCCTGCGCCTGTTTGAGCTGTTCAACGATGGGTGCGCGTTTCGCCTCGCCGCTCTCCATGTTCTTTTTGAGCCTGTCCATGTCGCGTTGGAGTTTGTCCAATTCTTTGGCGGCTTGCCCGGCGTCGATTTCTACCGGGAATCTAATTTCTGTCGCCATCGCATCACATCCATTTCTTCAACATTTCTTCGTCCTCTGCCGTGTACTTCGTCGGGAGCGTTACCAAATCCCGATTCTGCCGCAGCCATTCCCGCTCGTATTTTTCGAGCTTCTTGCCCTTGGCGAGCTTCGAGCGCAGCGACACGATCTGCGAGAACGCGCAGTCGCCGCCGATCTCCATGTACGCCCCCATGAACGTCCACCAGTGGAGATATTCGACAGAACGGCATTCATACCCAAGCACACGGTTAACGGGTGCGACGATATACGGAAAGTCCTTTTCCCAATCCACCAGACGGGCAGTTTTCTTCCCGTGCGGCTGTCCGAGGTCGATAAACCAGAAGCACTTCTCCAATGCTTCCGAATAGTCCGTCAGTGTTTCCCAATCGGGAAAAATCGTCTGTATTGTCGCCTCCGCCTTGTCTGTATCGGAAAAATCAGGGTCATTCAAGACCTCTATGAGATCGAGAATAACCCTGTAATCCGAGCGTATCGCATGGTCTGCACCGCCGACGGAAAGCGACACCGGCAGGGAGTAGATCATTTCTTGAATTTTGCGAGATACTTTTGCAGCTTCGGATTCGTCTTTTTCTTTTCCGCCGTAAAGGTATCGTTCATGTTGTCGATGAGGCAGAGCATCAGGTTGCACCACACCGGCAGTCCGTCCGCCATCGCGTAGGTGTTCATCGTACCGTAAAGGGGAGTGCAAACGTCAATGCCGAAAAGACCGTTGATAAGCTCTCGCATCTCCCCGTCCATCGCACGGGCGGCAGCAAAGATTTTCTTCGCGTCGTTCTCCCCGGCGAGCATCGCCTGGTATTTGTCCTGCTGCTTGTCCATCGCGTCAAACGCATTAAAAACGCGCTCGATAAAATCAATGTCGGTGAGGTTGAGCAACACCGTCACCTTTCCGTTAATGGAGATTTCCTGTACTCCGGTATCATGTCTAAGTTCAAGCATTGCTTAACCTCCCGTTCTCAGGTCGCCGGGGTAAACTCGATAGCGCCGCTGGTTCCCTTCGTCGCCGTGCCAATGGTGCGCTTGCCGCCGTAGGTCACATTGATGGGCATTCCGACGCTGCCGCCGCCCTCGCCGCCGAGACCCGTGACCTCGACCATGCACGCCTCATAGCGTTCGGCAAACCCGGCGTAAGTGTGGACAATGAGCATGTCCATAGCCGCAAGCGCCATCGCGTCCTGATCGACGACGGCAAGCTTCCAGATCTTCTGCTGCGCAGCATCGCCGCTGTCCAGCTCGCACGGCTCGAAAGACTGCGTAATGACAGGCTTTTTCATCGTGCCGTAAGTGTCGCCGAGGATGTCCTTCTTGCTTTCGGTAGACCAGTCGTATTCCTCGGAGCTGTCCTCTACGCGCTTGCCGATCACCGACCAAACAGGAGCAGAACTCGTGCCGGTATTCAGATAAGCGAGAAGCAGTTCCCGCGCCACAGTCTGCCCCGCAGCAGTGGTAAACGTGTATTCAGCCATTTGTCAATAGTCGAATATGGCTAAAGATAAGTACACGAAACCGCCGTATTGACCGAAAACCATTGAAAAAGGATGCTCAAACGTGCGCCCCGTTTTTGGCGTGGCGCACGTCTGGCGCACATCAGCCGCCAATCTTGCAGGTCTTTTCGTAAAAATCGCGCTCGTCTGGTGTCAGTACTTCCATGACCTTTTCGCAAAACCATGCGAACTGCTGTTCATTCATTGCGCATATCATTTCTACAAGCTCTTTCCGGATCTGTTTCTGTTCGTCTGTCATTGCTGCGTACCTCCTGCCGTTTTATGTTCTTCTCGTTCCTGCTCTTCCAGTTTCCGGGAGATTAGAGCGTTGATCTTGATTTTGTTTTCGTCCGTGAGCTGGAAAAAGCTGCTCCGTACACATTCGCAGATTTCGCCGGGGTCAAGCGTAGCCCCGCAATGCGGACAGGTTTTGTAATAGCTCTTTTTCCCTCCTGCCACAAATTGACCGTATGTAATACCCGCTGCCCGCGCTTCTTTCTCTATTTCCGAAATGGTCTTGCCTTGCTTGCTTTTCGTCTCTGTTGGTGCTTTTTCTTGATACGCCGCATTGCGGAAGGTGTAACGGCTAACCGCTTCCGGCTCCTTACTCGCTGCGTCTGCATTCAGAGACGCGATGTAAATTTCATGCCCTTTTCTCCAAGCCGCGCGGATTTCTGTACGGTCTTTGAACGTGTTGTAGCAGATAAAAATTTCTTTAGCCGTTTCGCGCTGCGTCAGTCCGTTTGCTGCAAGACGGGTAACGGCTTGAAAATCAACATCAATTTTGTTTGTTCTGCGCATCTTCTTTCCCCCCATTATCAAGTAGTCCTGCCTTTTCCAGAACGCCAACGACCGCCGCCCGCGTCTCCGGGTCTTGTATCGCCTTTATGAAAAACTGCGTAAACTGCTCTTTGCTCATGCTGTCGATCATGTCTGCAAGCTCTTTCCGCGTGTCCATTACTGCACCCCCAGACCGTAAAGGTATACCATCTCGTTTGCTTCTTCGGCGCTATCCGATGCTATGCGGATTTCCGTCAAAAGGTTGCTATCAACGGACGGGAAAGCGCCGTCGTTCTCTAATGCGTCCCGCTGCTTCTCCCGCATTCTCTCCACAAACTCAACGGCGCGGACGTGATTCAAATACGTCTGGCGTTCTTTCTGCCAATCCGACCAGATACGGCACAGCACATCAATGGCGGAATCCCCGGCGATCTTCTTTACTTCGTTGTAGATCAAATCAGATTCAACGTGCTCCGGGTTGATCTCCATGAAGCGGGTAGCCAGCTCTAAAAGCCGCTCCGCTTTCGGGTGCGCCTTGTTAACGCACAGCGTTTCACGATTCATAACCGCGAAAGTCCAATCTTCGAGCGGGACGTTATACAGGCGCTCAATAGCAAACTTCGCCGCCGCGTCAAGCTCTGCGGTGTCCGTGAGCCGGATTGTCATCCGCTCCGCCGTGCAGTAGTTAAAACCCTTTTCGTGGATAATCATTTTTTACTCTTCCTTTCTGCCCATGAGTTGGGCTGTGCCGTCGTTTTCGGTCTCGGTAATGTCTGTGCATTCCCCGACCGCAAAAGCGCCGTGTGGCGCGTTGTGTGGCGTTAAACAAAGCGTAGACGTGCCGGTGATCTCTCCGAACGTCAATAGACGCTGCTGTATGGCGGTGTATATCTCCTTGTAAGGCTTACCCGCCGCTATCCCGGCGCGTATCTCTTCGGCTATCACCCGCTCAATGAGCATTAACGCCGTCAGCTCTTCGACGTGTGCGCGGTCTCTGTCCGTGATTCCCGCCGCCTTGTTCGCTATCCGGGAGATCGACGTATAATACCGTACCGCGTGCTTTGAGCCTTGCCCCGTGGCGTACTCTACAAGCTCGCGTATCGCGTCCGTCTCCTGCTTGCGTACCGCCTTTGTAAGCGCTCGCGTATCCTGCCATATCGGGCTGTTGCGCTCCAACAGAAGCGACCGCATAGCGTAGAACTGTTTTACAAGCTCTTTCTTGAACGCCCGTACCGTCTCTGTGTTCCGGGCGTAGGTCATTAAAGCGTTGCTTGCTGTTCGTTGAGCCGGTAACGTCTTTCCGGCTGTCCCCTGCCTTTGATTTCTGCGATTTCAAATCGCAGTATTCCGAACTCTTCAAGGTCTGCCTTGTGGGTCTGAATAAGCCGGTTAACCGTGCGGCGATTCATCCCGGCGGCTTCGGCTATAATCTCGCTTGTGGTGTACGGCTCATGTGTCGGCGCTTGTGACTTCCAGAAAACAAGCTGTATTGTTTTGGGCATAAAAAACACCTTTCTGCAAATCTCCACTTGCAAAAAGGCTGTAAAGGGGTATAATGAATTTACCCCTTTCAAGCCTTGCGCTTGTGGGCGTTGGTCTCCCCGTGTTGTCGCTCCGCCAAGATTGCCAACACGGGGGGATTTTATTTTTCTTCGGCCAGAAGCAAATGAACGCCTTTTCTTATCGCTTCACCTTTTGTTATGCCGTGCTTTTCGCAGTAGTCATTCAGTTTCCTGTCTGTCTCCGCGTCCAGCCTAACAGATGTTCGGATATTTATAGGGTTCTCCGTCTTTGGCCGTCCGGTGCGTGGGCTCATGTCATCACCTCACTTTTGAGCACACATGAATTATACTTTATGCACGCTCAAAAGTCAATAGAAAAATAGATAAAAATTCGGGGGGGAAAATCCCCGCTTGCTTTTATCTGCGATCCTGCATATAATGTTTTTATCCCACGGCATAATAAAAAATGGAGGCTGAAAGAAAATGAAAAAAGCGATCTCGTTTTTCCTTGCTCTCTCGCTTGTCCTTGTGCTGTGCGCTTGCAGCGGCTCGTCCGGGCCAGACCCGAAAGACTACACGCCGGAGGATATTATAAACGGTCTTTCCTCTGCCGGGTGTTCTGTCGGGGATATAACGGCATACACCGCAGAAACCGACCCAAACCAGAAATTAGGCCGTCCGAATGAATACACGGGAAAAGCAGATTTTGAAATTCCCGGTATTGAGACGATCAACACGGCAACGGTTGAAACGTTCGCCAACAAAGCGGATTGTAAATCCCGGTATGATTATCTGAATCAGTTTACCGGCGCAGATTTGGGCGCGTTCGGTCTGAATCAGTATATGTACAAGTCGGATTATGCTATTCTTCGCATTCCGTATGAAGTGACGCCGGAAGATGCCGGAACGTATGAAACGGCTTTTCATTCTTTTGTAGGTTCGTGACTTCTCCCCCACTTGTGGGGGGAAGAAACCGGCTTATCAGCCGGGGAACATTCTATAATATGAAGAAAAGAGCGGGATTTAATTCCCGCTCTTTCTTATTCCCCGATCTGCCGCCGTTCCCCATAAGCGGGAAAAGCGCTTATTTTATCGCCTTTGCAATGGCTCTTTCCGCGACCTCTGCCCATTTGTCGGCGTTCTTTGCCTCCGATGCCTCCATCCAATGGGATTGCGCTTGCGGATGCATATCCGTTGTGAAAACAAGATTCTTGTCCGTGGCGTGGAGTATCGCGCCCTTGCGGTGTCTCCATCCTTTACCCTCATAAAAAACGGCGTGCCGGTTGTCCTGATCTACCATGACTTTACCGTAATAGAGATACCGCGCCTGATCTCCGGTGTATATGATCTCATTCCCGACCGTGTGAGCGAGCTTTGAGAATGTGCCGGTAAGCGCCGGAACAAAGGGGTCTGTATCTTTCAAAGCCTGTTCCGCAACGACCGTTTCAGCGTACTTTACCGCCTTTCTGAACGTCTTAGCGGGCAGGGTCTTAATGTTTACTGTCAGCTTCATAATGCCCTCCTATAATAATTCCGTCTGCATTTCCTCCGAATCTGCAAGCATAAAGGGAATAAATGCAAACATTTTTTCGTTTTCTGCTTACATTTTAGGGATTTCTGCAAACGTTATCGTAAAGCCGTGGGTTAATCGTAAAGCCGTGGGTTATTTGGCTTTCTTAAAAAACCGTTGGCTTTTTTGGCTTTCGCCCCCGAACGCCCCCGGACGGCTGCGAATCGCTGCCAATCGCAGCGAATGGGTACGAATCGCAGCTCCGCGCCCCGTTCATAAAAAGTTATTGAAATTAGCTTACATTCCGCATATAATAGGCTTACACGGATGGGGGAATACAAATGGATATTCAATACTCCAAGCGAGCCGTAAAAGCTATAGCCGGGATGGACAGGCCGACAAAGCAGCGTATACGAACGGCAATAGAGAAGATACCGGAGGGCGATATAAAGCCGTTGCAAGGGTATCCAGGCTCATACCGGCTGCGTGTCGGAGATTGGCGCATCCTGTTTTCTTTCCCTGCTTCCGGTGTGCTGTTGATAGAAAAGATTGCTCCGCGTGGTGAAGTTTACAAGGGGGTGTAAAGAATGTCACCGGTAAGAGATCAGCTAAACCACATGATAGACTATCTGCCAGAGGCAGAACAGGCGCTTTTGCTTGAGATCGTCCGGCGCTTTGTTTCGGATGATGTTGCTACGCCCGACGATATAGCGGCGATCTCCGCAGCTCGCAAGGAATACGATAGCGGGGAAACCGTTGCCCATGCTTCCGTATGGGGTTAACAGAAGATTGAGCGTAAATACCGGCGTAGTGCTTCGGCTCTGCGCCGGTTTCCCTTTCCCCCGGAAATATGCGGCAATCTGCAAGCAATTGTATACAGATGCTTGCAAATGCTATCAAACGCCCGCAGATGATTTATTTATACAGAAAGAAAAAAGTGTATAAATAAGTCTTGCATTATCGCCCGGCGTGCGGTATAATATGGGCGTGTAGTAGTCGATAGATCGAGTACGGCGGGGTACCTCCTTCTTTTACCCTCCGGTGTCTTAGGATGCCGGAGGGGTTTTTATATCTTGCATTTCTGCGGAAAGTGCGGTATACTATTTATGCGGGTTTCATCCTTTCCAGCGTCCCCCGGTATCGTTTGATACCGGGGATTTTTAATACAAACTTTCTGGTACAAAGCTATAAATCCATCTGCGAAACGAACAAGCGCATAGCCACGGAGCGTTACGGAGCGTTACGTACCGTTACGGAGCGTAACGAAGCGTAACGAAGCGGGGCAATATGCCCCGCTTTTATTTCTTGCCGAATTTAGCGAGATACTTTTGCAGCTTCGGATTGACTTCTGCTTTGCTGCCCTTGACCTCTTCGACCGTTTCCGTGATCTCATCCATGAACGCAAGCATGAGATTGCACCAGACCGGCAGACCGTCCGAAAGCGCCGTAAGGTGCATTTCCCCGAAAATGGGCTTGCATACATCCTCGCCGAAAAGCCCGTTGATGATCTCGCGCATATCGGTATCCGCCTTTTCCGCGACAGGGAAAAAGTTATCGGCCGGGGCTTCCTCCGCTTCCTTGCCGAAAGCCTCTTGACGCTTTGCCAGCTCTTCACACGCTGCAAGAAACCGCTTTACAAAGCCGGTATCCATCGGGTTAAAGCGGATAACCACTTTCCCGTTGATGTTGTATTCCTGAACGTTCGATACAGAGATATTTTTCATTTTTTATCCTCCTGAAAATCATTTGCCGCGTCCGCGGTTTCTCTCTTCGGTGTAGGTGTAAACCGCATCGCCGACCTTTCGCCTGTCAAGCTCAACCGTCGTGTGGATGTTTATCGGCTCGCGGCTTCCTGTTAAACGGTCGAGAAGCGCGTCCAGCTTACTTTCAAGCTCCGGGGATATGCCATAACCGCCAGAACCGGAAAACGCATTCGGCGGCACTACGCCGCCCATAGCAACGGCGGGCATACGAAAGCCGCCCATGTTGGCGAGCTGTTCCCCGATAGAAAAGCGGTTTGCCTCCGCGATCAAGCCGGAAGAGATAGACCGCATCTGTGCCGTTAATCCTCTCTCGGAATCGCCTAAGCCCTCTTCAATGCCCGCGCCGATGTTCTCGCCGATCTGCTCCCGGAAAACCTTAGACGGGGAGTGAATGCCGAGAATGTTCTTTGCGCTCTGTAAAAGGTTTCTGCACATCTGCTGGATTGCACCCGTGAGCCATTGCCAAGCACGATTCAGACCGTCGATAATACCGTTAACGATGTTCGTACCAATGTCCGCCCAATTGATGTTCCGCGCCGTGTCAATAAGGCTGCGCAGCTTGTCCGTGATTCTCTGTTTAAGCTGCCCGAACGCCTGTATAACGTTATTGATCTTGTTTAAAACGCCCTGCTTCAATCCGGCCATGATGTTACCGCCGATCTCTGCCATAACCGTAGACGGGGAATGAATACCAAAACCATCCTTAAAGCCGTCGATAAACGGTTTAATGATGTTATTCCAAAGCCAGAGACCGATATTTTTTACACCGTTCCAGAGACCTTGCAGCAGACCGAGAATAACAAATTCCCCATCCTGTATAGCGTTTTCGTTCCACCAATTAACGACAGATTGCCACGCTTCGCCGATTATGCCGCGCAGAAGATCAATAGTAGCGCTCCATATTGCGCCGCTAAGTTCCGTAACTGCTTTCACAATCCCGGCAAAGTCTATGTTTTGAAAAGCGCTTATTACGCCGTTATAGATCGTCTGACCGAGAGAAAGCCAATCAATAGAACGTATTGCATCCGTAAGCCCGTTAAGCAGACCAACGGCGAATTGAGACAGCGCCGACATAGCAGCGCCCCAATCGAAATTCTGAATAAATCCGACTAAGCCATGCAGGATAATTCGGAATTTTGCCGTAAACAGAATACCAAGATTCCGCCAATCTACGGAGGAAATAACGTTGCTAAGGAACGTAGCAATATTCCCAGCAAGCCCCATCCAATCAAACGTTGTCAGAGCTACCGCAAGGAATGTCAAAGCCCCGTCCAGATACCCGCCGAGCTGCGAGCCGATACCCGCCCAATCCACGGACGCGATCATGTCATTGAGCTTTCCGGTAAGCAGGGACGCCGCTTTCGACCATTCCCCGGCCTTGATTGCCGCCGCGATCTTTGCCGGGAGGCTTTCAGCGTCCACGGCGGTTTCTTCAAACGCTGTCGCGCCGCTTCCTCCGCCTCCACCGCCGCCGCTGTCCGTGTCCTGCGCCACGGTAAGGGTATCTATACCCATGAGCTGCTTTTTTGCTTCCTTAGCGTTCCCGGCTGCGCCTCCGAGATTGTCAGAAAGTTTCCCGGTACTTGCTACCGCCTTTTTGAATGAGCCGCGACCGGTAAGCACCGCCATAAACTGCGCTACGGCCTGCGCTGCCGTGTTGAGCATAGCAATGAGCCTTTGCAGTACGGGCGCTACCGCGTTAAGGACAGGCGCGAACGCCGCGCCCCAAGAGGCTTTCAGCCCCGTGAGGGAAGATTTCAGCGCGTTTATATTGCCCTGCGTTTCTTTGTCGCTCTTCGCAAACTCGGATACCGCTTGCGTGACATACTGCCGCATCTTGCTTACAAGAGCCGTCACGGTACGAAGTCCGACGCCGAACAGCAAGGCGCTTTTCAGCCCTTTCTTGAACATATCGGAAAAGCCGTCTTTCATTTGGCTGCTTTTCTCGGCTATCGCATCTTTCGCACGACCGGCAACGGCTCCGATACCGCCGAAAATCCTTTGGCCGGATACGACCTTTGAAAGAATGCCCTGCCGCTTCTGCAAGCGTTGCAGCGCGGAGGTATTAACATCTACCGACCGCGCCGCATCGTCATAGTTTTTTTGAAGCTCTGAAACGGTGTTCTTCTGCTGCTCCAAAATCGCCTCTTGTTCGGCAAGCTGCTTTTTTATATTTTCCTGTTCTACAAAATCAACGGCGCGTATTTTCCCCTGTCCGTTGGTCTTTGCCTCGCTCGCTGCAAGCTGTTCTTTCAGCTTTGCCACGCTCGCCGCCGTCTCTTCGGCTTTCTGCTTTGCTTCGTCGAGCTGCGGGGCAAGGTTTATTTTCGCTTGCGCCGCATCGTTGATCTTGCTTTTCAGATTATCAATAGCGCGATTCAGCGCGGCAAGCTCCCGCGCCGCCTTGCTATCGTCTATACCGACCTTAAACCGAATATCTTTCAATCTGTTTCACCACCTTTCACCCGTAAGGGCTTATTTGTGCCGGAATGCATACACGATAGAGTACGCAAGCAGCACCGCAAATTCACAAGCGAGCGTTGCAATAACGCCGCCCCAAAATGCCGGAAATGTAACCATGTTTTTTCACTCTCCTATTTTTCAAAGCTCGTATACCGTGCGGTACAGTATCCCTGTAATGCGCCCGCACGTCTGCGCCATACGGTACGGGAATCTATACCAAGCTCATCCATAAGGACATCCGCGCCGTATTTCAGCTTATCGACATACAGCACAACAAGAATACGCCGATCGTCCTTGTCGAGCCTATCAAGCGCCCGGTATGCAAGCCGGGCTTTGCCATCAAAATAGCTTAAATCAGCCTTTAGCCGCTCTATCCGGTCGAGAGCTGATACAAGCCATTCCTCGCGCTTGTTCCCGCCGCCCTGTACCGGTGTCGAGCCGGTCGTTGAGCTTTTGATAGATGTTAACCGCGCCTGTTCCTCTGCGATCTCGTCCGGTATCTCGGCTATGCGCCGTTCGTAATACCGGAGTTTGGAAAGATCGTCTTTGCATAGGGCTTCCATAAATTCATTCATTGCGCATACCTCCGAAATTACCGTCTAACAAGCCGTAGCATTTACCGGCTTCCAGAATAAAATCATTGTGCCAGCGTTTGGCCGTCTGATACGATACGAAAAGCGCCATAGCCGCGCCCTCTAAAGAGTGGCTTTGCTTAAAGAAAACCATGTCAATAAGGGCTTGCCGTTCCGCTCCGTTTTTGAGCTTTCCGGTGTTCTCTATGGCTTGCCGTACCGCGTCATACTCTACGGCTTCAATGCCCGTCAGCTCGCGCAGCGCTGCCGCCTCTGCCGTTCTGGACACTCCGCCGCCTCCGGCTGAAAAACTGTAATTCGGGGTTATGCTCTGATTCTTCATCGTTTGGAGCTTGTCGCAAAGCTCCGGGTATGCTCTAATTGCGGATTTCATGTAACCCCACCAGCGAAAGCGGGGCTTGCTCATGGGTCAATGTCCTTTCACCATTTCGATTTGTGCGCCGGTACATGAAAGTTTCTGATCTCCACCGTGAAAAGCTCTGCGCCCTGTTCGGCGGCGCTGCGTAAATCCTTGTCGATCTCCCGCGCACACCCTAAAAGGTTTTCGAGCTTCCCGGCGGCTTTCTCCGGGATGGTTGCCCCGCAATGGGGACACCTTGCCGCCATACCGTCATAGAGCGTTGACGCCGCCCCGCAGTTATGGCACTTGATCGTTACATAGCACATTGTTTCACCCCCTATTCCGGGAAATGGATTCTGTTATCTCTTCCAGATTCCCCCGCGTAATTCCATATAACCCGCGTAAGGCTGTACGCTACGGCGTCTACGGTGTGGTTGTTCGCGTCGGGAAGCTCGCCGGTAATATTGCCGTCCTTGTCCGTCATGTATTCGTACTCCGTAAACTCTCTATAGGCGTTCGGAGTGCGTGCCGGGTCAATGATGATCTTCCGGTGCTGTAGCCAATTTATACGGTATCGCACAGCGTCCGGGCGCTTGTATGTCGCTCTTGCTTCTATGCCGTTTGCGCGTAGATCAACTATGCTTTTCGGCTCTGCGCTGTCGCAATAAGCCACCATTGCGCCATCGGTAAGCGGCATAACCTTAGACCATGCTTTATACTTTCCCCGCATCAGCTCCGCAAGCTCTGAATTACGCAAGCGCCGCTTGTATATCTCATCCAGCAAATAAAGCTCTTCCGTCTTTCGGTTATAGCTCACGCGGATATAACAAGCCGGGTCTATCGTAAAGCCAAAATCAACACCGTCATAGAAGTATCCCATTCCGGCGATCTCCTCATCCGTGATCGTCCGTACTGTGACATTGGGGAATACCTCGCCGCCCGCGCCTATCGGCTCGCCCATGTATTCATGGCGGTATGCGTCAAGGTTAACGGCTTTCAGGTGTTCGGCTTCCTCTATGAACGCCTCGCCGAGCCATTCCGGGGGCATCATTGTATAGTCTGTGCGCACGGTCAAGGCTCGATCATCCGGCACGTTTACAAGCCGATTCATCCAGTTGTTAAGGCTTATAGGCGGGTTAAACGTGCGGAAGATGGTAAACACCTTTCCGCCGCGCTGTACCGACTGCGTTACATTACGTAATGTTCTCTCGTTCTGAATTTCGCAACATTCTTCATACCATTGATAGCGGAAATACGTCCGCCCCGGCGCTCTGATTGATTTTAGCTTTGTAGCCTCATCCAGACCGCGAAAGATAATAGCCTGTCCCGTGGGCTTGTACGTCGCTCTCATGGGGCTTGTGGTAAGCGTCCATAAATCCGAAGCATCAAGCGTATCTATCGCCCATTCGATCTGTGCAAAGACGCTTTCCCGCAGCGTAGCGCCGACACGCCGGAAGCAAATCCCGCTCGCCGTGCTGTCGTTCATTATGCCGTTCACGATTTCCAGAGAAGCAACGGAGGATTTACCGGAACCGCGACCGCCCGGAAGATTGTATATGCTGTGCCGCTGTGCCTGTATATCCTCATGGAGAGGGACGTATACCGGGGCTATATGCTGCGTTATGTCCCGCTGCGCTGCCCGCTCTTTCAGCTCGTCGGCGATCTTCTTTGATGCTTCGAGAGCTGCGAGACGCTTTTCTATGTCATTCCTCATTGCTCGCCTCAAGCGCCTTTATGCGCTCCAAAACGTCCCCGATCTCCGTATACCGTGCGCCGTGCTTTAATATGGCCTCTGCTGCATTGAGCCGTGTTTGCTGTGATGCTCTTTCGTCCTGCATGATTGCTACCATCGTAGATACTGCGTTACACGTTGAGCGTTGAAGCATATCTCGCGTTGATATTATCAAGCCTTCTCTGGCTTCGTCGTACTTCTTACGAAACTCCGGGTTACTTACTCGGTGTGAAATCGTTACCGGCGTACATCCGAGCTTTTTAGCCGCCATCTTTTGTGTTGGCGTTGTAAGAAGCGCCTCTAATATGTCCTCGTCCCGTATCCGGTTTATAACCTCACCCCCTCAAAAGCATTTGTTTTCATAAATCCGGGCATAAGAAAGCACCCCGCAGTATTACGGGATGCTTTTTCGTTATCGTCCCCGGATAAGCTCATTGATCATCACACGCCCGATCTTGCTTTTCCGTTCATCTTCCTCAAACTGCGCCGCGTATTTTTCAATAGCTGCGCCCACGCCGGAAAGATTGATTCTTTTTGCTGCAAGGTCTCTCTGTGCCGCTTCACGCGCTTTCTTCTCTACGTTGCCCAGCTCGACGGAATCAAGCTGCACCGTGCGGGAAAGCTCCTTGTATCGCTCCTCGTTCGCCGCTCGCTGCTTCTCTTCCTGCCGCTTGCTGTATTCAGCCGCAAGGGAAGCATACGCCCGCTGATACTCCGGCGTGCTTCTCTCAAGCTGAATCTTTGTAGCCGCCCGGAGATAACTTTCATCGTCCGGGAAGTCCTCGCGGCTCACCGCATCCAGCGCGTTAACGTTGTCGCCACTAAGCCGCTGAATCACTTCTTTAATTTCGCTCATGTTTTTACCTCCTTGTTAAACGCCCCTAAAGTGCGTCAGAATCATTTTTTCAAGTTCTGCGTCATTTGATACGCCCGCCACCATAGAACGCACTACAGCGGCTTTCTGCTTGTACTCGTGCAGCATTCCGATGATGTTTTGAATCTGTCCGGCGTTCAGACCGTCCACGGCTTCAAGAACCATCTGCGCCGCTTCGTATGTCTGCATCAGTCTTTCCCCCCTCTCTTGTTGAATCCGCACTTGTCGTTGCATACGCCGTGGTAAGGCATCGGGCAGAGCTTACCGACGGCAGGGGAGACACAGACGCGCATACAAACATACTCCCCAAAATACGCGCATTCTTTCCCGATGCAGTCCGCCGCGCCGTTTCTCCCGTCACGGAGAGGGCAGAACATACGCACATCTTCTTCAATTGTCGGCATCGTCCCGCGCCTCCTTGATCTGCTCTTTCATGCCCTCAACAACGGGCTGTAGCTTGTGTACGGCGTCTATGCCGTCCATCAAAAGCTCTTTCGTTTTCTCTGCAAGGTTTTCTTTCGCCTGTCTGCATTGTCTTTTCAGCTCTGTCATGCTGTGACCTCCTTCGTGTTCTTGATGTTGTTCATGCTGTCCGCGCACGCTTCCGCAAGTTCCCAACCGGCCTGTACTTCGTATAGCCGCAGCTCCCGAATTTTGGCGGACATGAAATGGTTTATTCGGTAATTGCAGCCGGGGAAAAATTTCGTTGAAAAATATTGATCGACGAGATACGGGTATGTTTCCGGGTCTATATCGAAATAACCAAGCTCCGCGTCTTTCTCGTCAATGTACGGCAGTTTCTCCATCAGCCGCCGGGCATTGTCCTTGCCGATGGGTATATGTTCCATGCCGAGCCGTTCGGCGTAGGCTTTGAAAAAATACTCAAAGATAGACAGATTCTGTTCCAGCGTGAAAACTTTTTTCTTGTCGGGAATATCTTCATACGCCCTTGTTGCTACCTTGCGGAAGATTTCAAAATCCATTTTTTAGCACCCCTTTTCCATGTGGCGGAGAAGTTCAAACGCCCCGCGTTTGTGCTTCCCTCTTATATACGCGAAAGAAAATTTATTTTCTTTCCCTCTTACTTACTTACGCTATAGTTATAGTTAACGTTATAGTTCAGGAACGAAACCGGAACCAGAATGGAACCAGAATGGAACCAGAGGCTAAATAGCTTGCTCATACCGGCCTTTTTCATCGGTCTGCAACGACTGATATTCCGCTTGCCATTCCGTAGGGTGGTAGCGGTCATTTTTCAGCGTGTTGTTGATCTTCCAATCCCTAACGACTATCACGCCGGAAGAAAACCGGATGATAAACCCGGCCTTTTCCAATTCGTCAATATCTGATTCACCGCATCCGACAGAGCGGGCTATACCTTTGGGACGGCTGACAAACCCGTCGTCGTCCCCGTGCATACCAAGGTGGAAGTACAGGCATTGAGCGGATACCGGAAGATCAAGAAAATCGTCCGTGTCTATCACGGCAAGGGAAAACATTCTTTTACTTGCCATCAGCACTCATACTCCAATACCGAAATATCGCCGAGCTTGTCATAAACGGCCATCGCTGCCGGAGAGGAAAAGGCTCTTTCCGCAAGCTCCGTTGCAGCGGTATTCCCGCTCTTTGCTTCCGCATAGCACCGGAAAGCAAGGCCGACGGCCTCCGTATCCGCTGCCGCGATCTCCGCATAAAGGGCGGCAATTTGGCGCTTCTTTTCTTCTCGCGCTTTGCGTTCCTTTTCGAGCGTTCTTTCCACTTGTTCACGCAGTTTTGTTTCGTTCATGTTTTTATCCTCCGTTCTTTTTGTATGATCTTGTCAACCGCCGCTTTCGGCGTCGGGTCTGGTAGTCCGTAGGCGTTGCGCCGGTCTATCTGTTCCTCGATCTGCTTATACTCCCGGCGCTTCGCCTGATACCGTTTCCGGCTCGATTTGGACATAGTACCCCCTTGCGTGGTGCGTTTCCCCTTTTCAGAGGCCGCTAAAGGCTTTCGCTATGTACTGATCGAGCGTTTCAACGTCAATCAGAAAGTTTTTTCCGAGCCGTACCGACGGAATAGCGCCGGTCTTTACCAGCGTTCGGAAATAGTTTTTCGTAAGCGCGGAATCCGGGTCTTGCTCCTTGATGTAGTTGTATGCTTTTGGAAGCGTTCGTAATTTCGTCATGCTGTATTCTCCTTTCAAAGTCCGAAAAAATAAAATGAGCCTATCGCGTTCGCTCTGTTACCAAGCGACCGTAATAGGCTCATAGGCTCATTCGTGCGGGAATTTCTTCCATGCACGTTTTGTCATTCGATTGCTTAGTATTATATCACGTTTTAGCCGATTTTGCAAGCCTTCAATACGTCATTCATGGTATTTGCTGCGGATTCTTTTGCTGCCTCGATCTCGTGTGAATATATATCAAGCGTGGTTTTCGTGGATTTATGGCCGAGCGTTTTTGACACGGTAACTATATCTACGCCGTGCGCGATCATCAAAGAAGCGTATGTATGCCGGAATTGGTGCGGGGTAAAGCCCTGTATTCCGTGCCGTTTAAATACGTCGTGCAAAAGCCTATTTATATAGCTGGGTTGCATTGCAGCGCCGAGAGGCCGGCAGAACACATACCCGTTATCCTCCCATGCGCCGCAGAGCCGGAAACGCTCTAAATTGTACCAATTTCGGTATTGCCTAAGAATTGATATAAGCTCATCGGGAAGCGCTACATAGCGGACATTTTTTGTTTTCGTGCATTTTTCTATCGTGCCGGTTTCTTTTGTGTAAATAATTCCGGCATCAATCAAGAGACGCTTTTTTTCAAAGTCAATCTTTTCCCAATGGATAGCGCATAACTCGCCGCATCTGCACCCGGTAGATAAGAGCGTGTAAACAATCGCCTTTGTCCGTATAGGCTCATCTTCCAGCGCTTCAAGAACGGCTTTTACATTGCTTTCCTGTAAGCATTTCCGCTCTTTGTTTTCCCGCTTCGGCGGCGTCGCCTTTTCCGCTGCGTTGTATGGCACAATCATTTCACGTTCCGCCTGTCCGAGAATCGTTGACATCAGCCCGTGAAAATGGGCTATTGTTGCATTCGTCAACGTCGTTTTCTTCCTGCTCACCTTAAACGATTTCTTGAAGTCAAGCCCTGTATGCTCGCATATTCTTCTTGCCATTTTCTCTGAAATTTCCTCGCCCCGGCATACCGCCGCAGTATCTTTTCCGTTGACGTGAAACTCCCGATCAAACCGCCTCGCGCCTCCCGCTTTCTCTATAAGCGGTCTAAACTCTATAAGCGGTTTGCATCTAACTGTTTCTTGCCGTTCGCCCGGCTTTGAGAGCTTGACGTAAAATTCGTTTAAGTGCTGCGGTCTTATGTCGCGTAGTTTCATATGGCCAAATTCGGCGTTAAGGCGCTTCAAAAGCCAGCGGTAAGAAGAAAGCGTCGTTGCCGATAATCCGTCACGCTGCTTTAGTTGCATAAAATATTCGGCGTATTCTGTGAACGTCTGCCCATCATCCGGACGGAAACCGAGGTTTATTCGATTCTCAAAATCAAACGCCGCTTTCTGCACGGCCTTTTCCATCTGCTTTTCTGTCATTGGCTTGTCCGGTGTCCACGTCATGTAATGGCGTATCTGCTTGTTTGCGGCAGTCCTGCCGCACGATACCGTGATCTTGTAACTATTCTCGCTTATCTTCCGTATGCTTGCCATTGTGTGAGCCTCCTTTTTCTTTTGCGCCGTGCTATCCGCCTTTTGTCGTAGACGCCCCCGTTTTGATCTCGCGGTAATTGATTATCATTTCCCGCGCTTCTCCGCATCGGCGGCAGGGAATAATAACGCCCTTGCATACCGCGCCATCACGAACGGGGAACATCTTTTGATTGCAGACGGGGCAGAGATACCACGGTTGTCCCTTTATCAGCTTTACCATGTATCAACCTTTCCGGCGCACTATCGGCGCACAACGTAGGATATACGGCGGTTTTCGTTGCTTCGCGTTCGATTGCAAATGCATTGAAAAAACAGGTTTCTTTGTGCGAATCCTGCGCACCGATGAACGCGGTTGAACATGGTTACGCACATTTTCACTTATATTCAGCCATTCGTTAAATCACCTCGTA